ATCATCAGCTTCTATTCCATTTATTATCTGAAAGTTATAGGTATCTTGCAACTCCTGCTTTATCTTATAGAAATAAGGAAACTTATCTAGGATGTTGTCTTTATTTCTATTCCCTTTGTATGGTGCAGTAACAGCTACTTGATAGCGATAATTACCTTTACCATCAATAAATCCAATATATCTATCTGTGTTTAGATTCTCCAAAGTACCAGCAATATGGTCTTTTAGTGACCTTTTATAATCAGGATTATTACCGTGAATATAAAGGAAACATGAAGCATCAAATAATACGATTGGTTTATTTACTAAATGTATTTGCATTATAAATGTTAATACGTTATTTTCTAATTAAGCAAGTCTAGATATTGTTCTGATGACAATCTAGTCCAACCTAAAGCTCTTTCTTTTAAAGTTTTCTCTGTAAGCCAATAGCTCTTTGGAGTAAACGTATTTGCAAACAATCCTTTAGTTTTCTCAAAGGGCATACATTTATTTACATATATTTTATGCAATAAGTATGTTAGCTTCTGCAGTAAAGGAAATTTAACTGCTGTACTATTTTGTCTTGATGCGAATGTACCTTTAATCTCAATGCACGTAAATATAGTAGATACAGGAATACCATCCTCCGTATCATCTATTAGTAATCGTTCACCTAAGAACATCCTTCGTCTAGTCTCATTAAAATTGGCAGTTAGTTTACTACCTCCTATAATTGCAAATTTATCTAATGCTTTCTCATGCCATAATACATTAAAATCAGGTGTGTAATGCATACCTTTCATTATACTGTATTGGGTAGGTTTGATACTTACAGTCTTTACCTTAGTCTTTTTATGTACTTTAGTAATAACTTTATCGAACTCCATGAAAACACTGTCAGTCAAATCATACTGAGGTTGCATCTCTATGGCATATATATAACCAGCTTCTTTTAATTCAAGAAGCCAGTCATAGAAATACCCTTCTTCTTTAGAGATTTTCGTCTCATCATAGCCCAATTCTTTGAATTTAAGCCTTAGTTGCTTCATCACTTGTGTATTTGATGATATTTTGAGTACGTAACTCAGGGGAATCCCCTTCTATTTCTTTCGTAAACACATCACCGTCAAAGCTAATGTCTATACAAGTAGCTAATGTACCTGTAGTTTCCAATACAATTGCATCAGAATAATAGTTATTAGTGTATACGTATGCTTGCTTTGGAGTAAATCCAGGTAAGTATAACGAGTCTTTATGTATTAACACAATATCCTCTTTATCTTTACAATACTCTTCTAATTCTTCTTGAGTATTAATTAGAGTAGGAGATACCACATCAACTATACCTTCTAACTCTGTCAATAGTCTTTGACGTATCTCGTAAGGAGTATCTAATAGTAGTACATCATGCACTATAATAGTTTCCTTATTAAGGTAGCAGTTAAACGGATTTCTTAACACTTTAAATATCTCTACAGCTTGCTTAGAGAACTTACCACTAGGTAGATGTTTTACACCTCTATATGACCCATTAAAGAACACGTTTTCAAAACCTTTTGGCTCTTCATGTGCATATAATGGATAGGTTAAGTTTTCTATAGAATCAATACCTTGGTTGATTTTACAGGTCATCAGTGTACCATCTTTATAAGTATTGAACTTATTTTCGATAGCCTTATAGTAGTCTGTTTTCCAACCACGTTTAGTTAAAGCAGAGGTTATACCACTAATGAAATTGATATAGTCTTTAGCAGAATCATAAATAGTGGTATGAATAATAGCACCATCATCTTCAAATCCTACGACACCTCTAGATACTACTAACTTAACCTGTTTGTCTATTTTAGTAGCATAGAAGGTTAAGTCTCTTATTCTACCATTATTGTTTTTTTTAAAGAATATTTTCATATTTACTTGTGTTAAGATATTGTTTTGCCACATAAAATAAGCAACAAAAACCAGTTGTCTTTGTTGCTTACATTATTTTTAAATAGGTTATTTATTTACCGAATCCAATACTTTTGGATTTTTCCTTAATTTGTTTCCCAAGTTTACTTTCGTAGTTTAATACGTCTGCTAGAGTCATATCACAACAACCGTTCTCTGTGCCTAACAATTTATCTACTTTAGTAGCTTCAAGTTCTGTAAACTCATACTCCAGAATTAGTCTTCCTTTTCTTGTTAGTGCATCGTCTATATTAGTAAGCTTAGTATTAAGTGTAATAATAATCTGAATATTCAGACAATCGGACAACAGTCCATCACTTAAATTTAATAAAGTAGACACAGCACTATTATCAGAGTTACTATCTCGTTTCTTTACAATCTTCTCACCATCTTCTACAATTAGAATACTGTTTGGATTGTTCATCAATAACTCAATGAATCCAGGTTCTCCCAATCTAATAGCTAACGCCAAGGGTATAAATATAAACTTCTTATTAATAACATCACCTAACGTAGTAAGATGACGAATGTAAGATGTTTTACCCGAGCCTTTAATACCATGTAGAATTAATATACCTTTAGACTTCTCTTTGGATAGAGCTTCTACTATTAATTCATGTACTGGTTTAAAGTTATCATTATAGTAATCGAAGTTTAGCTCATTAGGACTTAAGTTAAAAGACCTAATATCAAAACCATTTGAAGTAGCTATAACTAAATTTAATTTCCCTTGCGTAGGAGATACCTTATCTATTACAGTTTTAGTAGCTAACAATTGCTCCTTTAACCAACATTGCTCCTCAATAGTATCGCATGCAAAAAAACCATCTAATAATGGTAAGTAACGTATATATTTGATATTACTGTTCCTCTTCTGTAACTCTTTTTCTTCTTCTTCGTCTATAATAACTTGATGTACCTCAACCGAACTAACTTGGTAATAAATATTTTTACTTCTATGCTTTAGTAGCATTGAACTATGTAAATAGTATCTATCCTTTTCAATTAAAGATATACTGTCTTTACCTTGGTAATCTTCTAATTTAACAGTTAGATTACTATATGATGCTACTCCTTCAAATCCAAAGTTAATTAAATCTGATACTAATATACCATTACTATTAATAATAATACGATTATTAGTAAGTATAATTAATGCTACTATTGGTTCATGGCTACCCTTAGCAGCAAAGTATTCCATAGAATAATTTAAGTCACTAGGTTTAGTAGCTGATATGGTATGAATGCCTAACGGAGATTCAACCATTTCTCTATTAACATAGACTGATGCCTTTAAGTTCTCTTCTTTTCCCTTTTCCACTATTTCCATTACTTATAGGAGTATTAAATAAATTGTTTACAAATGTTTTAAACTCTACACCTAAATGTTCTTTATACTCTGCAAAGTCTTTTAATTTATCTTCCACATCAGTTTCTAATTTAGGTAGCATTTTATATTTCAAGTCATGTAACTCACTGTAACGTTTAGACCACCTTTTACCAGCAGTATCTCTATCATAGCAATATACAATCTTCTTAAATCGTTTCTTTATATCATTCATTATATATCCAGGAATATCCATTCCTTCACCTTGAGGTGCTATTGCATTGATACCATTAGCTACTAATACTAATAAATCTTTCATAGAGGATGCAATAACTAATAAATTACCCGTTGCAGGTAATTGGTCATAACCTTGTACATTACAATCTTTGATATTTGATTCCCATTTCTCAGCTTTGTTAATTGTTAATGGTTTATATATCTTTACTGCTATTATACCTTTACATTCAAATTGATAGCAGTAACATGGATTACTAGGATTGCCTTGGAAGTTATAAGATTCTTGAAAGGTAATTCTATCCCATTTCCTTTTGAAGTATGAGTTAACTGGGTAAATTTTGTACCTCATCAGTAGATTTAGACTTATACCAAACCGTTTAGTCCAGTAGTCATAATCTATTTGCAACCATTTCCTAGTTTTTACTTTATAATGGAATCGTTGCAACTTCAATTTATCTTTAGCTTTTAACACTTGTTTATCTTTCTCAGATAATGTGTTCTTCTTACCCTTAATCTTTTGAATATAGTCAGCACGCAATGGAGTGACTCTACTACTTGTTTTAAGCTCTAATCCAAAATCATTATTAATTTGAACTAATGTATTTCTAAAATCTTTTCCCAATCCTAACATGGCTATCTTAAAGCAGTCTCCGCCATACTCAGGAAAAGAGTTATCAAAAAATATTAAATTACCTTTACTACTGTATGCAAAATAACAACCACGTTTACTATCGACTCTAAATGGATTGAAATACTTACTTCTAAATTCAACAGAACTAGGAAAGTATCGTTCCATTATCATTCTCTGGTCGATTAATCTTAATATATTCTTGGTAGTTAAAGTAAACTCATTCACACTACTATATTTAGATAGTAAACAAAAAGCAAGGGGTAATTAATACCCCTTGCTTATATCTTTTTATCCGAAATCTCCATCTCCAAATGCAGCTCCAAAATCTTCACTTTCTAAGTCTGCTTCCATTTCTTCGGTATCAACAGATGTTTCTTCAACATTTGCCATAGCGTCAATAGCAGCTTGTGCAGCTTTAATCGGATCATACACTTGGAACTGTGTACTTTCTTGAGTTGCAGCACGGAAACCTTCTCCTAAAAGAGATTCCTTAGCATCTTTAGACAAGTCACGTCCTTCTTTACCAAAGCAGTTGTTTACGTATTGATTAGTAAATACTTCTTGGTTGTAGTAAGGATTACCTTCACTATCTGTAGCTTCAGATTCTCTAACACCTAGCATGATAGCAATCTTACGAGAACGACCATCTTCATGTGAGAAGAATTTGAATGACTTAGACTCAGGGTCTAACAAATCATTCAATGGAGTCATATCGCCATTGACAATATCACAGAATGTTTCGGTTGGATCTTCTCCTAGTTTAAATCCAGTAATAGGATTTTCTTTTGTACCTGACAACTTAAACATTGCATAAAGCAAGTTGTATAGTAGTACTTCTCCAATCTTAGCTGGACGAGCAGTTTCAGTATCAAACCAATCCATCTTAGTGTTAGACTTGATAACATCTAAGTTATCTGCCCAAGTAGACTGCAAGCTTTGATTAATAAAACGATGTTTACCACTCTTAGAAATCTCATCTTTATCTGAGATTGCGAAATCTAAACTAATATATTTGTCGTCAACATATTCTTTCTTTATAACATTCCCATCTTCGTCTTTATCACAAAGTAATTCATTTGGATGAATCTTCATTAAGAGTTCCAACTTAGTTTGTGGACTTTTATCTTTAAAGTCTTTATACACACCAAGATATTTTGGTTCTCTTTCCTTTGCTTGACGTGCAGGTGGAATGTCCTTAATCTCTATGATTTGTTGTTTTGTTGGGTTAAATGCCAACGGTGTAGCGTCTACAATTCCTGTAAATGCTGCCTTGTAATTGATACCTCCACCTTCTGGTGCGGTAAATACTTCTCCTCCTTGTGGATTGAAATCCATAGTATAAACTTATTGAAAGTTTAAACACAAAGGCACACCATTTTAGATGTGCCTTGTCTATTTTTTATGTAATATTTCTATTACGGTACTATCTGTTCTTCTCGTTAGTATTGATAGTAATACCACTTCCAGCCTCAGCCACACGAGCATGGTTATTAAGAATATCCTGAGTTCTCTGGTCTGACTTAACAAGTTGATTCTCTAAGAATACAATTTGATTCTGAAGTTGTGTAATCTCTGCTACATTAGAAGATTGCTCTTTCTCATGAGTCAACTTAAGCGTAGTGATTTCAGCATCTTTATCACGTGCTACACGATGCTCAGTCATTTTCTTAGCTTTAGCCACTTCACCTTTCAATACTTCTGCAGCATTGGTAAGTTCAGCTTCCATCTCTAGCTTCTCTTCTGAAGACAAGTAAGCTAAATCAAATTCATTAAGCAAACCTTGCAATGTAACTTCTTTAGACGCTTTAATAGCCAAATCAAATGTAACTTGGAAATCATTTACTGCAACTGTATGGTCTTTATCCAATTGGGCAAGTTTATCTTCCAGCTCCTTAATTTTAGCTGTACGAGACTCTAACTCAGTAGCTTCTAATTCTTTTAGCTCTTTAGTTTTCTCTTGAATTTCGTAGTACTTAGCAGTAAGCAATTCATTCATTGAAACTGAAGCTTTATCGAAACCAGCCAAAGTATCTACTAATTTCTTTTCTGCTCCATTTAGTGCAGCTACTTGCTTCTCTAATAAAGACTTTGCTTGTTGTTCTCCAGATTGAGCTGTTGCTCTATTTGTACTTGTTGTTGCTCTCTTAGCCATTCTTATAAAAATCATTGTATGGATAACGTATTATCCATTGTAAAAGGGTGTGGGTAACTTAATACCCACTCTATTTTTTTATACTTATTAATCTAAAGTAACTTCAGCAGTTTCACCTGCATGCTCAAGGTTAACTTCCTCATCCTCACTTGGTGGACTAATAATGGTAGTTTCCTCATTGCCTTCAGAAGGTGTATATTCTTCTAATAACCAGTATGTTTCATCATACTGAGATGCTAGTGTAAACATTTTCTCACAGTTTTCTGCTGCTTTAGAATGAAATACACTAATATAATTATGATACTTTGAACTCATAGCACGTCTAGTATTAAGATTGATACTAGCAGTATCTAACTTAATAGCCTTAGTGTTCACTTGTCGAACATAAGGGACTGTCTTTGCTAAGGTCTTATAAATAAATAAAGCTTCTTGTGTTTGCTCTTCATCTTTATAACCTTTAATAATACCAATACGATTTTCTTCTTCTGTCAACCCTAATGCTTTAATAGCTTGAGGTGATAAAGTAATCATACGACTTTCTTTTTCTTCTACTTTATTCAATGAAATGATTGACATTTCAGGATAAAGGTCAACTGGTGCTTTTACTTTAAAAGTAGTTTCCTTTGCTTGTACAGGACTAAATTTCATTATTTATCTTTTGATAAATGTATCTCTTTGTAGCATTGCTACTCTATTATTTGTCATCAATGTAAATATCATCCCAGTGAGTTTCTGTAATGTTAAAGTCGCTGTCTTCTTCCATCATTAGAACATCTCTACCTTTTAAATGACTACATCTTGAACCACAGGTATCATCCGTGGATTTGAAATTAATATAAGTTTTATTCTTCTTACGATATACATATCCAATTGCATCTGAACTTGCAGAAACAATTTGTGCAATTCTACCAGTAAGATATAAGTCATGTGATGTGGTTTCCTTACCAGCCTTATCAACTAACTTATCTTTTAAATGGGCAATTAAAATAATATCAGGCGCTAGCTCATCAATCAATTTCAACCAATCCGAAAATGCTAATCTAAGCCATAAATAACCAGCTCCTTGAGCTAATGTCAATACTGACTCCCATTTGTTCCTTGGTAGCATATTTCCATCCTTACGACCTCCTTCACGGTTAAAGGATTTACCTTGTACCGACTGCATATACTTCATTGTTGCAAAATCCTCGCACCATTCTTCTAACTGAGTAGCAGTATCAACTACAACTCTTTTATATGGATATTTACCAGTCTTAGTTTTGACTTTCTTAATCTCTACTATAATCTCACTCAAGTAAAACTTACGAGCATTTAAACGTTTTTCCTTTACTGCTGCAGTTTCTTTAAATGGTTGTAATCCAATTATATCCACTGACATAATATTACTCAGATGGTCAGTACCACCCTTTTCCATATTGAGTATTAAAGTATTATTTAGCTGACCCACTAATGTAGTTTTACCACATTTAGGTTTTCCATAAATAATTAATCTCTTTGGATTCAAACGAAGCGGCTCCGTTCTTACTTCTGTTGGCAAAATATTCATCTACTTCCTATTCTATCCTCTACCCTATTCCCTCTCTTTCTTTATACAAATATACGATATTCTATCGTCAAATACACCTACGTATTACAGACATTAAGCACTGTTCTTCAATAAGTTAGCTGAAATCTTTTTATAAATTTCAGGATTATATTTGTTTATTTGTTTCATCACTTCTATGGTCTTAATATGCATTGCACCTCGTAAATCTAATATACGTTGATAGTCCAATGTAGTCATATTTCTGACTAAGTTAAGTTCCTCAAAGTGAGCATTCTCTCCAATATATAAAAGACCTACTCTCTTATTAACTGCACCATGTCGATTCTTCAATACTCCAATACATCTAAATCGTTCACCTAATCTAAGGATGTCATATCCCATAAACTTGTTTAAAGCTGACACTGCAGCAATATGATTCATAGGATTAAAGATAGTTAATACAACAGAGCTATCTTGCTCTAACATACCAGTCTCTTTAATATCACTCATTTTAGGGAATACTTCTCCCATCTTAGCTCTATTCATATCCGACATACCTCTATTAGCATGACTAATATTAATAGGGCTATAGTTAAGTAAATCTCTATATCTATATCGACAATTAGCTGAATGGTCATCAATAGTAGATTTTGTACTAGACTTTCCATTAATGGGCATCACTTTGATATTACCTACAGTATCGAATATAGGAATAACAAATTCATTAGGATTATTAGGCTTATACCTATCTTCTCCATTCTTATCTTTACTAAAAGTACCATTCGCTTTAGCAAATAAGTCTATGTCTCTAGCTATATCAGCAGAAGACCTAGGTGAATCTACTATTACCAAGTTACCATCCGCTTCCAATTTATCAAAGTAATTCTTATAACTTCTAATCAAGTAAGCGATTGGTTTACTAACTTTATATCCTTCTATTCTATTATAGATATAATCAGGACTAATGATGATTTTATAATCTTTATAAATCTTGAAACAAATCATCTTAGCTATAACGTCACGCTTTACAACCTCTAAACTATATAACAATATCTTAACAGATATTCGATTTATTTTCTTTGCAGGTTCTTTCATCGAAGTATCTTCATCTACTTTCTTATTATGTGCAATCATATGATCTAACGTATTGATTACAAATGTACTCCAAACAAATGAAGATTTTCCTGTACCACCTTCAGAGAATAAAGTATAATACCTACCTCTATGAATACCATTTAGTATTCGTTCCAATCTAGGAAATCCAATCGGTAAACCTCGGTTTCTACCAGCTAAACCTTCTTGAAATGTTTCCCAAAAATCATCATAAAATCCCATCTAAATATCTTCAAAGACACTAAAAGTATCAGATGTTTCCTCTAATCCAAACTCATCATCCAATAAAACTTCTTCACAATAAGTTAACAAAGTTCTTCTAGTCTCTACTTTACCTTCGTCATTAATGACTCTCTTTTTTATAAAATAGTCAGCTTGTTCTAAGTAAGTCATATCACCTTTTAGTGATTCAAAATACTTGTCTCTAGCTCTAAATACGTGTTCTTTAGTATAACTCGGTTGCAGCTTAAAGAATTCATCCATATTATTGATGCATTTCTCTTTACTACCCATAGCTTTTGCTCGTTTACCTCGCCATTTCTTACGCCAAAGCATAATCCAATCTTCTACAGTCTCATTACTTTTACTTGCTACGTCTACTTTATCTAGTTTAGAAAGAATTTCACCTTCTTTTACTTGTACTTCTACATCTTTATTAAACTGAGTAAGAGGATTATACAATGTAATAATAAAGCCATCCCCTAAAGGAGATACAATTCTACTTTTGATTAATTCATCTAGCTCCTCTTTAGTGGTCACTAATACCATTCTAAAATCTTTTTTTACTTACTATCTTGGTGCTTAATTTTTAATAGAAATCAAGCTCTTTTTCTTAATGTGCCCAGTAATCTCCAATTACACCTTCAGCATTCATTTGTACTGTAGTACACCATAAATCTGCAGCACGTTTCATACATTCTTCCATTACCTCTTTGCATTCATCTACACAGTCTTCTCTAGCTTCACAATTAATTTCATCATGTACTATATTAGTAATCTGAAATCTATCAAAAGCATTGTGTTTTACTAGATATTCTCTAATATAAATAACTGCTAATTTGGTCATTGAGCCTGCACATCCTTGAATTGGATAATTCAAACTTGCCCTTTCCAGCTTACCCTTCAACTTATTATAAGCTTTGAAATCACCTATATTATAAGAATCAGTCATTTGTTGAGTATATGGAAAGAAATACTTCCTGTTAGTATGCTTATCAATAACGATATATCCATTCTTAACAGCTTCAGCTTTACACTTATCGAAATAATCTCTTAGTCCTGGGAATGCTTTAAAGTAAGCATCATATACAAAATCACCTTGTTTTTGTGGTATTCCTAAATTCTTTGCAATTGTGAATCCTGAACCACCATATTGAATTGCAAATCCTGCTGCTTTAGCATTCTGTCTATATTCTAATAGTGTGTGCTCATAATCAGTCAGTTCATTATATCCTACTTCGGATTTACGTTCCTTAGCAGCTAATATATCCTCCATAGGAACACTATAGATTTTACTAGCCACAAACGAATGCATATCAGATGAACCTGACTCATAGAATTCCAATAGATTTGGATCTAAAGTTTTATTAGCAAATATCACTGATTCTTGACCCGAATAATCTGCATTAACAATCTTATATCCTTTAGGAGCATCGAATGCCATACGATAAATAGGTAAAGCAGGTATATTCTGAAGATTAGGACTCGTACTACTAATACGACCAGTCTTCATAATTTGCTTATAATTGCTATGTAATCGTCCTGTAATAGGATTCACATACTTAAAGAATTTAATCCCAAAAGTAGAGATAGCTTGACTAGAACCTGCTAATTTTAAGTAAGTTTTAATTAACCATCTATTCTCATCTGTTAACGTATCATCTGTAAGTACTACTTGAAGTTCTTTAGCTTCTACAGTTTTACGCATTAACTTAGTACTTTTACTCTCAGCTTCTGGACATATACCTAAGTGGTCAAAGAATGCCACTACTTGTTTAGCAGAAGTCCATTTAATACCACAAGACATTTCACTACTAAATAAATCCAGTTGCTTATTGGTAAACTTAGGATAGTACTTAACTATGTGTGCATCTAATGTTATTTTTAATTTCTTAAATCGTACCAATGCATCCTGATAAGCTCTCTCCCATACTATCGTATTAAAGTGCAATCCTTTAGCTTCAATATCACCTGCAGCTATTAAGAATCTCATTTCCAGAAACATACAATTCATCAAACCTTTCTCTCGAAGTAAGCCAATTTGTTGTTCTTTTATTAGCAACGGATAGATTATATCTTCAGCACCATACTCTATTTGTCTCTTAGTGAATGGTTTCTTACCAATAGTTAAGAACTCTAATCGAGTACTCTTATCTACAGTAATTCCTAAGTACCTATGATTTAAGTCTTTTAAACTAAACCTCATCCAATAATATCCATTATGGAGTATCTGTTCACCAATCATGGTGTCATATACTCTATGTAATCGAATACCAAAATGTACTAAGAAAAACTTATACTCGAATTTTATGTTATGCCCTAATATAATCTTAGTAGCAAGCAGTTTCATTAATTTAGTCACATCTACAACTCGTGTATCTATAACAAATTGTTTGTTAACATCACCTACTTGTAGCATTACAATATCAGATAAGTGAGGATTCAAACCCTCAGCTTTGCCGTACTTGCCTTTAAATTTCCTAGTAGTCTCAATATCCACACCAACTAAGGTAAGCGCTTCAATGTACCGTATACACTCTTCTATGGTATTGTTCCTTAATCCTCGTACTTCATACGGAGCAACTAATACACAATTTATTTTTTTCATACTTAGTTTATACTAAGTTAAGAAGAATTGACAATATTTTTCAAAGACTTTCATATACTTAGCAGCCTCTTCATTTGGTGTCCCTAATTCCTTATCAGTTAAGGAATTAAAGTCTTTTTCTGATCTAGATAACCACTTATCCGCAACATTTTTCGGAATAGTGTAACTACCATCTTCGTTCTCTGTACAACGTCCAAATGTATACTTAATCAATGATGCCATCGAATAGTGTGATACTGTAGTCAACTCCTTAGTTAACTTATTTTGGATATGTTCTTTTACAATGAAATAAGTATCTTTCAACCACAGTGCATCTCCTAATGCATTATGTGCTTTCCCTATTAACGGAGATACTCTTAGAATGTCTCGTTTAGACCATCCTAAGCAATCATGTGCTAAGGTTTTTATATCAGTATAGTACCAAAATTTAGTTGCTTGCATAGCTTCTTGCATATTACCAAACAACTCCATACAGAATACCCACCAGTCATAAGCCGACCAAAAACCTATTAATTGAGGATTAGGGTCATCTTTAATAACATCTAGTATGCCTTGTTTAATTTGCTCTCTATTCATCTTACAGCCTTCACCCATTAGATTGGGTAATACATGTTCTTTCAAGAACACATGTTTATTGGCTGCTTTCTTATTAAACCAATTGGCTTCACCGTAAAAATATGATTTCTTACTATCTTCAGGTACTAATGCAATAGAAATAAGTTCTGTTGTATTAACCTTATTATCAATAGGTAATCCAAATAACTTTGGTTGTTTTGTGAACTCTAAAAATTCACAGTCAATGAAATATTTCATTGTAATTATTTTATAAGTAAAACTCTATTCATCATCATCCGCATCATCTTCTTCCTCGAATAAATCTAAATCGTCTATTTCTTCATAGTCTACATCAAGCTGAACGTCAAGTGCTTGTTCTTCATGTATAAACTCCAATTCATCTTCATTAAAGATAACATCTTCATCTTCAAACTTTAATTCTAATTCTTCTAGTCTAATTTCTTTTCTATCTGCATTACTGATTATAGAATTACCTTTAGTAATATAATGTAATATTCCACTATTTTGACCTTCTTCATTAGGAGATATACAGACGAGCGTCCTAATACTCCTAGTAGTTCTAAATGGACTACTATATCCATCCGACGGATATTGTACAATCCATTTCTCTATTCTCCATATAGAGTGTGCCCATTTATTTAGACACGTTTGTTGTATAAAACGAATGATAGTAGTATTATCAAATTCTTCAAAGAAATCTCTCTTACTACCCCATTTAGTTTTATACTGAGTTATAATATCTTTAAGTACATTAGGATTATTAATATCAGTAGTAACAATAGTAGATAAATGTTGATACATAGTATTCATATCAGCATCAACGTGATGTACTCCACTTCGTTTAATGCCTTGTAAGTGAATACTTAATTTAGCAAATACTCTATTACGATACAATTGCTCTTTATCTAAAGGCAAATGACCTTCATGTCCTTGTTCTCCTATGACTCTATCTTCTAATTTTGTAAACAATTTCTCGTTATAAATAATAAAAGATAATCCTTTCTCTACCCTCTCAATAAGTTTTACTTTAGTATCAGGTCTAGTCTGTAACTTATAGTCTTTATAGATAGTAATAGCTTCTCCAGTATTACTAATATTTTCTAATTCTGCACTAGTTCTAAATGTATCCATACAAAAAAAGCAACTAGTAGAAACTAATTGCTTATAGTAATTTTAAAGATTAAAACTTAAGTCTTTCTTTTACGTACTCATAAACCCAATTGGATTTACTTTTTTATTATTAACAATCACTTCATAATGAAGATGCGGGTTAGTAGATGTACCAGTACTACCTGAATATCCAATAACTTGCCCTTTGCTTATACGTTGGTTAACTTTAACAGATATATTTTTTAGATGAGCATATAGTGTTTTGTACTTGTTACTATGCTCTATGACTATATTATTGCCATAACCCGTTTTACTGTACTGTATTCTAATAACTTTACCACTTGCAGTAGATAAGACATCTGTACCACTAGGGCATCCTATATCAATTCCTGAGTGGAATTTTAACTTTTTTGATATTGGATGTATTCTAGTACCAAAACCACTACAACTATGTAATGACTTCTTTAACATTTTATCTTGTACAGGTAATCCACTAGGTATTATTACTGTATCTGCTACTGGAGAAATTATTTTAATTACTTCTTTAATAAGCGTTATAGGCTTATCAACATAAATAATTTCTTTGCTCTGAGGTTTTTGAAAACTCAAAAAACTAGTAAAAAATATAAAAGCTATTATATTTAGGTATAATCCATATCTCATGATGTGTTTTTTAATCAAACAATACTACTCTTTGGTAGCTCTACTTTTAACAACAAATGCTTGTTGTAGTATTTCATGCATAATAAATGGAGTCAGCCTATAGGATAGATGTATAAACTCTATAGTTGAACATCTAGTATTTTCAATAACTACTCCTTTATCAATATCAATAAATTCTATTAATTTAGCTACTACTCCATTTGATTGCATGCCCAAAGATATAGGTTTAGTAAGTTTAAACGGTTCAATCTTAGACAATTCTACAAGTAGTAGTTTTTCATACTCTGATTGAGCTTCTGAAATATTATTTCTATATTTCTCTGCTCTAGTCAGTGGATGTCCAAAGGTATCATAATACTTCATAGTATCCTTAAGTGCTTCATACAACTTTATGTTGTTATCCTTTCCCCAAATCTTATACACTTTTGTACTCAAGATATTAGAGCTTAATGCTTTTAAAGCAGGTTTACTATAACTTTTTAAAGTTTCTGCAAATGATAATACAACACCTTGTTCACTAAACATAGGATACTTAATAATAAATCCACCATTCTCTATGATACTAATCGCACTATTAGTCAATTCGTAGTAACCATCTGGCATTAAAGTAAGTAACTTCAAGCCTAGTAATCTATCTTTTTCTTCAACATCAAATAAGGATACTGGAATATCCTTAGATTTCATCTTATTAGAATACAGAAGTCTTAATACTAATTCTTCATTATTCGTAAGTTTATCTTTTCCCATGAAATATGAGTTATTTACTTTGATTCTTCTCTTTTTCTATAAAAACTTTATAATTAAGGAGCCTGTATTAACCCCCTTAATTATAAAGTTTTTTACTCAGAGTACCATACGAATGGAACATCATCTAACACAGTTAGGATATTAGTACCATCGTTAAAAGTTTCATTTTCAAATTTCTCTTTTATTATAGTTTCTCTAATGGAATCATACGCATTCTTAAACGCATCTTTTCCATAGCTGAAGTTATCAGCAAGTTCTTCTTTGGTATATTCTGGATACTTCTTCAATAACTTATTATCAAAGTCTGAGTACTCCAGTAATAAAATCTTATCATGCCTATATAAGGCATTAATACGATATTTTGTTGCTTTCAATATAGAAGAACGTAAGTCAAAAAACTTAGCTTGACGTTCTTTTATTGTGGACTCCGTTAAAGGTTTCTTATTAACATCCAAAGTTAACTTATATTTTGGATCTTTACCTTCAAATATTAATTTACGGACTAAATAAGGTGGATTCTTTCTAGAACATCTTATCTTATCAGCAGGAAATTCTAAGAATGCAGCTAGTGCTTCTTTACCTAATTCCTTAGTATACGCACGTACAAAGTGTGTTTGTACATCTTTCTCCCCTCTTACCTTAACAGTATATTTAAATACTATTTTTTTCATTCACACGGTTCTAATAGGATAAAGTACTTAGTACCTATTATTAATTAATTAATTACACTAAAATAGTTACTTTACTCCTAGCCCTAGTAACAGAGGTATATAAGCTTTGTAGCTTCTCCTTGTTATCTATAGGGGTTATAGTAATTATGTCTCGTAGATTTACATACACGTTATTATAAGTTGCACCCTGTACAATATAAGTATTTACAGAGTAAGCATACCCAAATTCACAGAAGAATTCATAAAAACCAAAGTAACTTATCCAATCTCTAACTTGTAGACTCCTAGATGCTTTGTTTTTTAAGTTTGTTCTGTACTTAAAGTATGTTGGATCCTTCTCATTCTGCAATACTACTACATTAAAGTGGACTTTTCCATATTCATCCACTAAATCTAATAGATATACAGGAATAGTTGCAATAGATTCTCCATCTTGTTGCATCATGAACTCTGAAAAGGCATCTTCTAGCATTATTTTCTTAAAGTAACCATACTTAGTAGATACTAATGCATTAGATTCCTTAACTTTCTGTATTCTAAACACCTTATGGGTAGTAATAGTATTCTCTAAGTCCTCTTTTGGTCCTCGTTTACATACTATGACCTCCCCTTCTACATACTTACGCTTAGTATCTACTAGGATATTACGTACCTTATTAGCTAAGTACTTAGTAGTATTCTTACGATAGTTAATTAGTACAGCGTGTTTAAGCTCTGTAGAAGTATTATAGTCATCTATAAATTGTTGATAGAAAGCTTCTGGATTTCTACTAAATGAGTAATCCTTATCTTTATCTTTCACAAAGTCCATCAAGAACTTAAAATTATGGTTATTAGGTTTGTCAATCTCATCAGCAATAGCTGAAGCTAACAACTCTATATCACCTTCATATCTAAAAGGTATATTCAACTTAATTCCTGGTAACTTACATGTAAATCGTTAAACACTACAGCAATATTATCAGGGATACATGCTACTTGTTTTTCAAAAAGCTCGTGAATTGTTATGTTTTGAGGATAAGATGCTACTGTGTTATTGAAATCAAGCATGGTTTGAAAGCAAGTCTAACTGCTTTATAGGAGGATATACTATCTCTTTATTACCAGTTTTCTTTTGCTTATGGTCTGGTAAAAATAGAATCTCTCCTGTCTTGGTAATAGTTCTCTTTAACTTCAATAAAGCAGCAATAGTAAAAAACTTAGGAAATATCTTTTCGATTTTTGCTAACTTAATTCTATCTCCTAGCACTGTTTTAGCTCCATGAGATATAGCAGCTCCACCTACTTTAATATTACCAATATGACAACTCCTATCATCTGACATCAACTCAGCAATTCGTTGAATTAATTCAATAGCTAACTGAGTCTTACCTGTCCCTGCTTTTCCTGCTACAGTCAACTCTTTCTCACCTGCCTCATACAAAGCAACAAGTTCATTTAACTTAACTTTTTGGTCTGCAGCGGCTCTTTTTTGTTGTTCCGTCATTGTATAAACAATAAAAGAGAACCGAAGTTCCCTTATTTAACTTATCTAGCTAACTAGACATATCTTTCTTTTACGGCAACACTGTATTACCTTTTGCTTCGGTTTATAAATTCCTCAGCATTGTATCTCTTACGAGGTCTATTTTTACCTATTTCTTCTTTAGGTGTATTGTCCTTTTTTATAGTCCTGGACATAATAGTTGCATTATATAAATTACCATTATAATTAGCAGCAATTTCACTATCAGTTGCATTACATGCTGGACTTATATTAATGATACGGATTCCTTCAGTAGGATACTTCTTCAAAACAGTATTACCATCTTCGTCTATAGACTCTGAGTTTTTCAAAGTACCATGATATAACTTAACTGTTCTAGTTAACTTAGCATTAATATCCTTCGTAGAGATTTTTGTAGCTTTATTTCTACTTGCACTAATAGCTTCCTTATATGTTTTCTTAGACATTTTGTGTTTGTTTTTAATTACTTAATCTTCAATCGCACGTAGTGATCTCCTCTAAAGTCTCCTTTAGTTGTAGTAAACATCAATCCTTTTTCTTTAAGTCTCAATGTACCATTATTATCTTTAGGTATCTTCACTTTCACATTGTCATCTAAAGTCGGGATGACAACCTCCTCACTATCTTTTGTAATTAATACTGTACTTACAACAACTGGATAAGCTTTATCCTTTCTATATTCTAACTTAAATATAGATTTAGTTGCAACATTTAACTTAAGAATTAAATCTGCATCTTCATAAGTACTATCACCTAGACCTTTATAAATAATTTCATTATCGCTATTCATCAAAGTTGAATGAATATATAAGTCTACTGATAACTTTTGTGTAGACAATTCACCAGCACAAATACTACAAGCAGCACCTAAACACACTGCACAAGCTTTCTTACGAGTATAATGAACCACTTGATTTAATCCATCATGTAGTTCTTTCACACTCACATTTATAGTTACAATTGCATCTTTAGGCACAGGAGTACTATTTTGCTCTGTACGAGCAGTTCTCTTGTTCCCGAACGGATTACGTTGGTTACGTGTAGTATCTTCTTTAGGCACTATTTTAACCTTACTCAATAAGGTATAGGCAGAGGTAATTTGCTTAAACTTAAGTTCATCACCTCCTGTATCAGGATGATATTTCTTAGCAAGTACTCTATAATTCTTCTTCAATTTAGCCTTGAAGTTATTAGGTTCTAATCCTAGTAAACTACAAGCATTGGTAAATTTTAATCTATTCATTTTTTCCATTATTTTTACTAAAGATAATTAACCTCATAGTCTAAGTAAAAACAATCGTTCATTATGCAAATTAGTCTATCCCGCTTCTTATTATTTTAGGTTTTTATAAATTAACTCAAGTTTGTCAGCTAGCACATCTTTTTGTGTACAGTACTCTTTAAGTTTTCTCTTATACGCTTCTTCAAGCTTAACTAATTTAGTATAATCAAAGAAACCACCAATACCACTACTAAAATATCTGTCTAGTTTATATCTTACTGCCATTAGTTTCTTAGTAACATTACGTTCTTTATAATAAGTATCAAGTACTTTATTACCTAAAGATTTACGTTCTTTGTCAACTTGTCCTTCTATTGTGCCGTCTATCACATAATTAAGAAAAGCTAGAGAAACAATATCCCTAGCTTTTCTTGTGACAACTTCTTCAATGGATGCAACCATTATACTAATTTACCTAATGCTGCATAAGCACTACATATCTCTTGATAGTTACTATCATCAGCAGCTAAGTTCAAGCATTTTATTACAGCATTATCCATTTTACTGAATTTCTGTTTTGCTTCTAATCTAGATTTCTGACGTTTACTAGTATAACCTGCTGGTCTTAATATTTCACCTTGTTCAGATACTACTGACTCAGTATCAGGTTTAATTTCTTTATACGCTTTCTTTAATTCTTTCAACTTACTAAAAGCTTTAGTTAAAGTACTAGCAAATTCCTTTACTTCTTTTCCTGCAGCTTCATCAACTACTCGTTCTGTAGATGAAATATGTTGCTGTACTACACTTGCTTTTAATGCTGCATTTAACGTTTCTAACGCTGTTCCCTTACTTTCCATTCTTCCTCGATTCTTAACTATTATCTCCCCTTCTCTTCAGGATACAGTGTCTTAACTTTTTTAGATTGCCAAACTTCCTTAGTATCAATATCCATTGCACTAAGTTTGCCTGACCATCCAGCACCCGTATCCATATTGTATAGATTATATATAATCATTGGAGTTGTTACACCCCAAGCTACAGTAGACGTATGTCCTATGTATATCTCTTTATATAATAATAATCTATCATCCTTAACATTATACTCTTTCTTGTCGATAGACTTACGTATTAAGGTTCTATCCCAAACCACATTAGTAACACTAGCTCTCAAATCCTCTTGAATGCCTAACGGTGAATGAAATCCACCATGTACAAACAATCTATTCTCACTATCAATATAATGATAATGACAATCACCTAAGAACTCTATCAACTCATCTGCAAAGCCTGGATTATCTTCAAACTCATCAGTGAGCTTAACACAAGTGATTCTACCACCATTCTGTAACCAAGAATCTCCAGGAGTTCCAGTCTTCAACCAACCTTCCAATCCCCATCTACAATCATGGTTTCCCATCAAGAAAATACAATTGTACTTTCTCTTGAATTCTATTAGATAGTTCATGGTTCTAACTACATCAGACCAACCATCTACATAATCTCCTAAGAATATAAAAGTATCCTCTGTAGTTGGTTTAACCTTCTTCATTAGTTCTACTACTGCTAGATAAGAACTATGAATATCTCCAATTACAATAGTTCTACCTTTCTTTTCTTTCTCCTCTTTCTCCTTATTCTCCTTCCCCACTTTATTTTCACTTTAAATGAAAACTCCTAAGATTGCTAAGGCTGCTATTGCTATCATAGTAATAAGCGCACCTATAAATCTTCTTCTCTCTTTCTGCAAATACTTTAAAGATTCGAAATTACTATTTCCTACTTTAATTATTTGATTTATTAGTTCATCATCCATTTCACCGAGATTAAATTCATCTCGATATAGATTGATTGTACCATTATTAACTTCTAAGGTAGTAGTTTTACTAGCTTTAAGTCTCTTTATTTGTAATTCTAATCTATCCTTATCATTAAGAATACGTGCATTCCATTCGTCAGCTTTAAGTTTACTTAACTGTAAAGTTTCATTACTAACATATAACTTATTGTATTCCTTATGTATTTTTTTATTCTTAGTTTGTAACGATTCTACAGTAAGACCTCCATTACCAAAAAGACGTACTCTATGTTCTTTCTCTAAACTACGCTCTAGAGATGTAACTCTACCTTCTAAGCGAGCAACATCTAGTTTATATTGCTTTATTCTACTAGATTCTCTAGCTGCAATCACAGTTAAGCTAGCTAAAGTAATAGAAATAGACTTCAACGAAGCTTCATTAACAAACCTTTGTTGTAAGTTATTATTTTGAATTGGTTTACCATGATGAATAAATAAGTGAGCACAGTCTACTTCTCTTATACTTCGTACTTTGGTATTCTTAATTCTAACCTGTTCAATATCTGCCTGATTACTCATTTCTTGTAATCTTACTTGATGATTAGCTTCCTTTATGAAAGTAATTGTACTCTGTAAAGCTTCTACTTTATTCTCTAAGTACCTATTATCTGTTAGTACTTGCTTAATTTCAATTGGTATCCTAATACCATTTATTTCTTTTACTACAGTTTTCCTACTACCTAAATAAGTTACAGCAGGTTCAACATCTTTAAAATTTATGCGTCGGCTCATAGGTTTGTAGTTTTTGTAGTAAAAATAAAGGGAATAAAATTATAGTGTGTATAAATTATCGACTGGTATCGAAACCAGTAACCTTAATACCTGAAATATTACGCCCTACCATTGGGCTACGAAGTAACACACTAAATTAATATCCCTTTATTAATCTTATATATCATTATAACTATCGTTTAAGAAAGTTACTGCTGTTTCTATATCAAACTTAATATCATTTATCTTCCATCTCTCATTGAATGAAGTATGTATAGCTTCTAACATATCTAAATTAACATGTCTAAGCATATCTAATTCTTTAGCTAAGTATATACCATCTAATAATCGTTGATTTTCTATCCAACCATCAATATAGATAGTACCACTAGCAACATCTTTCTCTGCATGACATAAATCATGTAATAGCCAATATGGATTAGTGGCAATATATTTAAACTCAAACTCTTTACCTTCTTCATCTAGAAAGAAATTAAAGAGTAATATCTGTAAATCAGTATTATAGGCTTCAAAGGTCTCTTCTGGTTGATTGGCAAATTCCATCAACTCTTCAGCTCCATATTCTATACCATCTTTAATATAATTGAGGTCATTGTAATCACTATCTAAGTCAAACTCATAGTCTGAACAAGCTTCTACAAATTGTATTACTTGAGCTTCAGTGAGTGTCAATACACTCTCACCTATAAAGTCTTCTAGGAAATGTTCATACTTAAACTTAAATTTAAGGTTTTTGTATTTTATTTGCATCCAATACATATATGTTTTCTTTTGCTAAAGGAAATAAAAAATCTCCATTACCAAAAGCTGCTTTAGTGTTATAAAACCCAAAGCAATTATTATGTCCAAATACTCTTGCAAGTGTCTGTGCATCTTCTTCCTTTATTTCTTTTATGCTAATACATCTCCAATAATCAGCTTCTGATTTAAAACTAATACTACTAGTATTATCTATTTGTATAATAAGTGTATCATTATCTTTAAAGTGCTTAGATAATACTTCTTCTGTACTTGCTCTAAATGCCTTATAAGCTATGTCTTCAAAAGACTTAAATCCTTTTACTAATACAGTATGACATAAAGGATGTGTAGTGTGCCATATTATAGCATTTGCTTGCCATTTTACTAATACTCCCATTTCATCTTAATTATCTTGTAAGTAAGGACTATCTTTTATTTCTAATATCCATTTCCACATTTCATCATCTTTGTAGATAATAGGATATTCACAATTAGTACCATGAGTAATTAAACTGGTATTACTATCTAGCATAGCTATTAATAACCATTCAGCTCCAGTAAAATCCCTGTCTACTCCTATTTTATAGGCATCAATACACTTATCATAAATGGATACCAAACTATTTATTATACTTTTAAGTTTTCTCTGACATCGACAAATACCAAAATAGTCACATAATTTATTACCTATTTTATGCCATTCATCAATGTCGATTATAGTTTCTCCTGTTTTTCCTCCCATTGCTAATCATTTCTAAATCCATGACACACTCCATGTCTAGGTATTCCTTCATCAGTCCAATCAAAGAATCTAATCTCTGAAGCTAATCCAATGTAATTATCTTTATTTCTCAATAGTTCTCCTCTATACTCATGCGTTCCTTTGAACTGAGCTTCGAATTGTACTACTTTATTTTCGTCATTAGTTATTTCGAAGACACCTTTACCCATAGTAGGTCTGCGTTCTTCAGGTACAACATCTATTAATGTAGCTACACGGTCAATGAAATCTTTGACTTTAAGTACACTATCACATCGACCATCTATCTTATATGGTTTATCTCCCCATCTAAGTATAGTACCTTCAAATCCTTGTTCTAAGAACATCTTATGATACTTTAATACGTCTGCATAAGAATTTACTTTATAAGTCGGTACAAGCTTTAAATTATGGTCTATATCCAACTTATCTAACCCATCTACTATTACCGTTAATTTCTCATAACGTCTATAGAATGGCTCATCACTAATTAAATCATATACCCACCAATCAACCTTCTCAGATAATCCTGGTCTATATTTCTTAATCATTTTCATATTCTCTTGGAATGTATATCCATGAGCATACAATTCACCATCTAATTGCTCTGTAATGCCTTTTAAATGCTTAGTGATGTGTGACATCGTTAAGATAGGCTTATTACCTCTAGAGGTCAATTTATAAGACGATGCAGGTACTTCAAAATCCAAGCAAGCAAATACTGCTCCTACATAAGGTACTTCTTCACCTATAGAGCGTTGACCATCCATCTTTGGTTGAACATAAGCATTAAGATACTTTACTTTCTTCTTATGCTTCTCATACTCATGCGCCAACATTACTCCTTTCTTCTTAATAACTTCAAGCTCTTCAATACTTTCAAAGTATCCAGTATCTTTCTTCTTATTAAGTTTACTTCGAAGTTCTTTAAGCGCTTGTTGAGCACCTGTAGTTGCATTTCTTTTACCAGCATTCTTACCAGTACAGGTACTTCTATTGATAACTAATTTACCGTTTAGAAGTCCTGTTTCTTGGATTAGGATATTATCTTCAGTATACATATTTAGTACACGAAGCTTACCTCTAGAGTCCTTTTTGTATAAAGTATAAACCATTCTTATGATTTTTATCTTCAACAAAGCAAGCTTATAACCTGCGTCTTTATTTTATTACTTAAAGTAATAGCATAGTTAATGCATATATAGCATATATACCCCATGCTATAGCACTAATCGTAGATATTAGCCATAGTATTATCTTGTCCTTAGATATACTATTACTGCAACTAGATAGACATATCAAAATCATTATAAAGGCACACCAAAATTCAATAGCTGTATATTTACTATACATATAAGGTGGCAAATCTCTATTACCCACACTACTAGTAGCATTATAGGTAATAGAGTCTTGTTCTATAATATTATAGATAATTGAATCTTTCTTGATAATATTATATTGAGTACTATCTAATGTACTGGTACTATCAGGTTTGAATTTATCTCTAATCTTAGTATCTATAACTTTATAGTGTTCCTTTAAATTAGGTTCTACTGCTAGGTATGAACTGTAAGTCTCTAAACTTAGCCATATTAGCCCTACTACAACAAAAATGAATGTTACTACCTTCTCCACTATTTAAGCTTTTTAAATGTCAATAAAATGTGGCATAAAACCACCTTGATAAGTTCCTGGAATTGGTAACATACAGTCAGCTCCTTCTACTTGGTCAACACCATCTACATCAGTGTAAACTTCTAAGGCTTTCTTCGACAATAAAATATCTCTATCAGCACCTTCTAAGTTAGCTATATCAATGTACCATTTTCTAGATTGGTCTTTAATCAACTTAGTCTTAATGAGTGCATGAAATCCACCTCTAGTCTTAATGAAAGTTAAGGCATCTTTACCCACAATATCAATAATCTTAGGTATAGCTTCTAAGTTGTCTTCTACATCGAAATCAAAGTCTACAACATAGTTATAACTCTTAGTTCGTTGTATACATGACATAGTTTCAGCATGAGGACACCAACCTTGATTATTGGTTTGAATCATACTCAACATCTTCTCAATAGAAGCAAAGGCTGCCTTAGTTCTATGTCTAGGATTGGGAGCTATATATGCTACTAATGCCTCTTGAGGTACTTGCTGTCTTCCTCTAAGGAAGTAGTTACCTTCTTTTACTTCTAATTCATATAGTCTTTGCAGAATACGTTCTTTAGAAGTAGTCCAACGTCTAAGTTGAGTTTTATCATTGGACTTTATCAATCGGTCACAATACTTCTTCCTAGCAAATAAAGAGCCATAGAAAGTTTCATGTGGTTTTAACTTAGGTAGCCAATCTATAAATCTCTGTACTTCCTTTTCATCTTGTACTATTTTATAAGTTGTCATCTTCTATTAGATTAAGGGTGATTTTATTCTCTTTCTCTTTCTTTTGTACAGTAACGACTTTGTTTTCTAGAGACTTGAATAGTATTGATACTATAATATCTCTATCCTCTTTGTTCGTAATTCCTTTTATTTCAATCGAATACTTATCGGTCTTCTTCATCTATAGGTGATGTAATTAGTATAGATTCCTCGTATTTCGGAGGATTAGGTACTGTCTTCATAATATATTCAGATAATGGGTCACCTTTCTCCATTATTACTTCTATATACAAATTCTTTATAGTAGTTGGATCTGGTATCTCATCATTATCTAACCCATCTTCTCCCATTTTAAACATTCTCCTCGTAATAATTTTCATTCTCCTCTGTTTTAAAATGCCTTACTTCTATTTTATTTAAAATCAACCTGGTGTGTTGTTACACCAAAAGCTCTAAGGGACGTTCATATAGCATCAGGGACTATTAAGATAATACTAACATGTCGTTATCCCTTTGATTCCCTATTCCGTTGTGTACTACGGAAACTTACTATATTTTCTCAGACCGTCATTAGACCACAATACATCTGCTAAGTTTGGAATGACTTAATATTTCAATTAAGCCAATAATTCTAGCTGGATAATACCATCTTCTTCAAAATCTTTTCCCTAAGTTTCGAGACACCCTATCAGCATTATCTCCTTTAACATGCCGCCTACTTCTCTACTCATATCTAAAATAGATATTCTGTGGTGATACGCAAGTTGCAACTTACTCCCACAAACTTTCGCTACTCTTTAAATGATGACTACTTCCAAGCCTACATCCCTGATTGATATTTTTATTTAAAATGCCATATAAATACAAAACGAATTGATAAGTATGTGCCAAATATTATCAATCTTAATCTTTAACATAATTGCTACACTAGTATCCATTCTTACTCCAAATCCATAGTTAGCTTGTCCCCCAACTCCAATTCCTGAACATAATCCAATAAGTAGCCATGTCATAATGGTCAATTATAATATGCGTAAACGCAAGTACACTTAACCAAAACATAGCTAATGGATTACTGGAACAACAGAATAATATAAGAAATCCAATACTGTAACTAAGTCCATGGACTATTGCTACATGAATATATTTTCCTTTATTTTGAGCCATCCAATTATCTTGAATAAGATAATCTCCAATTAAATGACATAAGAATCCAACTATTAACGCTAATTCTAAACTCATAATTTGGGTTTTATGTAAACAAAAAAAGACACCCGTAATGGATGTCTTATCTAATTTTAGCTGCCCTACCAAGATTCGAACTTGGAATACTGCTGTCAAAGAGCAGCGTAGTTACCAATTACACCATAGGGCAAAAATAAAGCAGGGAATAAATCTATAAAGAGTTGTGAGCTAATGCTCGGCAAGAGTTGAACTTGCGACCCTTTGAATTAAAATCAAATGTTCTACCAACTGAACTACGAAGTAACTCTTTAAATTAATATCCCTGCTTATATTGGTGTGCCTGCTAAGGTTATCACCCTTAACATTAATTTACTTTTGTAAATCAATGACGATTGCAGCTGCACATATATTTTATATTATTTGTATTGTTTGTAATGCCATCATTACTAGTGACTGAGCGCCAGTTCCTAGACTGTCTAAAGTACCTGATGTTTTTTCTGTTGTATAAAATGTACTGAAATCAGGATTAATACCTATTGTTTTAAAACTAGGTACCATTAGTACATCATTATGAGTAGTAAATACTTTTAACTGCTCATTTAGTTTAATTATTAACTCAGGAGTTATACTTCGCAATAATCCAATTATTGCCTCAAATGCTAGTATATCATACAATCTATAAGATTCTTTTAATGTCTTATATACTTCACCATCTAGTAAAGCAGACTTACATTTAAGCACTTTTAATATTGTTGTATACGGAGTTAATTGTGTAAACAATCTAGTGTTTGTGGACAAATAAGGAAAACTTATTGGTATTTGTTGTTTCTTAGGCATCTTAACCTCAAATTCTACAACCGTACCATGAGCAATAGTTACATCCATACTACAATCTTCATTCTTAAAACCTAAGATTCCATTTGTATTATGGTCTCTAAAAGTATCACCTAAGAGCGTCGTCAAACGTTCATTATTGGTCATTCCTAATTGAGCATTTACATCCACATTCATAGCTTGTTCTTGTAATAGGCTAGACATGAATATATTATGTATCCAAAATAGTTTATTAATGTAAGACTTACCAACATCATTATAACCAGTTATCACCGTAAGTTTATTTATCTCTAAGTTAACGATAATCTTAATTGGTACATCTATCTCAAAATCACAATTATCAAATCCTGGAAACTTCTTCAGCTTTTCCATTGTAGTTAGTTAGTTTAGGAAACATTAATAATAAATTAGCCGAGATGACGGGACTCGAACCCGCAGCCCCCTGCGTGACAGGCAGGTATACAGCCTTTGTACTTCATCTCGGTATAATAGTTGCAGGGGAGGGACTCGAACCCTCGACCTATAGGTTATGAGCCTACCGAGCTACCACTGCTCTACCCTGCAATCATTAATCAAAAATAAACTTTTCTCTAACCACATGACTTGGTTTATGTTTACCTCTAATTGTTTGTAATAATTCAATCTTCCCATCTTCTGTTGCTGAATAAACTAGTTTCCATATTTTATCAGGTGCAGTTTTTGGTGGATTAGTTAATAATAAATCGTTTGATGGTTTTCTTACTACTATTTCTATTTGACCATCAATTAATTCAATACTTATTACTTGTTCTCCTCTCTTCAATAAATTCATCTTCCACTATTTCTTAAACAAAAGTAGAAATAAAAACCCATAAATAACTTACTATATTACTTATGGGTTTCTGTCTATATTTTTCTTATCCGTGATATTGGTAAGCTTGGTTTTGAATCTTTTTGCTTATTAAGTTTTTTAAACTCTTTAAGCTTTTTAAGTTCATCTCTTTCTTGGATAAACTTATTAACATTATTAAGTAATGATTGCTTATCTTGTTTTGCTACGTGTGATAATAAAATAGCTGTATTTAATTCTGGGTCAAATACCATCCAAATTACTTTTGTTCTTTTAATTTTAAGCTTCCCATTTTCTATAGGAGCTTCAAAGTAGAACATTGCCGATTTACCTTCAACCAAAGCACTATAAGTAGTAGAGTATAATATTAAGGATTTACCACTTTCGGTATTTAGCGTATCTTTACGAGTTCTATAAGCGGTTACTTTATATTTTACACCATCTACTTCAATATGTTGGTCTAATATAATAAATTTATTTCGTACATTGTAAACAAACTCTTTCTTCTTATAATCATACGGTAATATACTTGCTAGTTCGCTTGAATGCTCTACTAAGTCATTTACGACTGTATAAGCATGATTAGTTATTACGGTTTTACCTGTAAATAGTGTCTGTGCATTTGTAGTTAGTGTTACGAATAATAGTAACAAAATTAATAATTTCATAGTTTTTTAAATATTTAAATAGTTAAGTAAATAGTACCCCTAGTAAGACTCGAACTTACAACATTATGATCCTAAATCATACGCCTCTACCAGTTGGGCTATAAGGGCAAAAAGCAACTCCAATTAAGGAGTTACTAAAAGAAGAAAATTGTATTTTAAAGAATTGACAGGATTAGAGTCCCATCTCATTCATCATTTTATCTTGAACATCTCGTCCACGCTTAGAAATAGTAATACTTCTAGACGTTACTTTTCCGTTATCATCACTAATTTCAACTACAACGGCTCCAGGGACAAATTGCAGTGCTTCTGCTACATTATCACCTTGTTGTGTTGTTACTTGGATTAGACAACCTAACATTGGTACTTCCATTACCTTTGTTGATTTCATCCATCCTTCATTCTTAGACCATGCTTTAGAAATTAACTTAAAGCTATCTTTATTTCCCCAGAATTGTACATCAGAGACATTGTTTTGTGTGTCTTGACCTGATGAATTCTTTAATGTTTTTAACTCAGTCATCCTAATAATTTAACTGATTACTGCTACTCTCTTTTTATGTAATATTAGACATTCTAAATTGTTTGGCAATGCTTACTCTATAGTCAATAATAATATTATTAGTTTCTATTGTAAAACTACCATTCTCTTCATTTGTAATATTATTCTTCTTAATATTACTATTACCCTTGGTCATTAACGTTCGTTGAATTCCTAAAAGGTCTTTAATAGTAGTTACATCTTTACGATACCATCTGCCTACAATCTCAGCTACTCCTGTATAAGGATTAGTAGGTGTAACAAACTTCTCAATTATATATAACTCATTATCTAAAATCTTAGTAACTTCTTCTTCGGTCATGCCATTCTTTGTTTAGGTAATATAATATTATTAGTGGGCGCACAAGGAATCGAACCCCGTATTTATTTCTTAGTGGACAACCTACATTTGCGCTAAACATAAGCTTTTGTTATGCCTACATAAAATTACTCAGTACTCCTTACCTAGTATTATAATACCTTCCTTTCTATGTACCATCACCGACGGCACATCGCCCTAATAGTGAAGAACATGGGATTCGAACCCACAACCCTTCGAAGCAGGTGTCTAGCCATCAGAATATCCCAATTTGGAATGTTCTAGTGGAATATATGAGAGTTGAACTCACGTTACCCGACTAATACCGAATGCTCTACCATTGAAGCTACTTCCTCAGTTGTGGAGAAGATGAGACTCGAACTCATATCCTTTTCGTTGCAAACGAAATGCTCAACCAATTGAGCTACTTCCCCATAAAATCATCATCCATTTCCAAGTGGAATACTTAGTAAGGCATCAAACATCCTTACACCCTATTTAATAAGTAACTTGATTATCTTTATCAATTACTATGTTTTAAGTAGCTTACAATAATTAAATGTTCCTTGGCAAACCCTACCTTGGTCGTAGTAATCATCTTCAGTAATGACTATCTCTTAACTTATAAGTTCTTTATAAGTCATCATTTTTCTTTCATCAAAGTTAAAACTTTTCCTCTTGGACAATAATAGGTAATTGTGTGTACTATAGATAATATGCCCGTATCCTGCAAAATTAATAATTATATTTTTCAGTTTTAATTGCATTTTATAATCCAATGTTCTATCTATTTCATCTAGTAGAATGATGTTATTCTTTGTATTTGATTCTTTGAGTTTCGTTAATAATCTCATTAATTGAATTAGAGTAGATTCTCCTTGAGATTTATTACTTCGTTCCATACCACCTAACTTTAGAAATGAAGACATATCCATCATAGCAGCTCCATGTGAATCATCTTCAGCAGCAAAGAAACTGTAGAAATTATAATCACCATCTATTTCAAGACAACCTTTAAGTTCAGTTCTACTAATTAAAAAGTTATTATTTTCTTCCTTATCAAGCATTCTAATTGCAGTTAATAATGTAGTCTTTCCACTACCATTAGTACCACTAATCAAATTAATCAAGCTATTAAATTCGAATACTTCATCCTTCTTTAGTATTAATTTATCATCGTAAATAACATCTTTAAGAATTGTAATCTTCATTTAATCTTTATTTAGTTTGTTTAGTAATTAGTTTAACTGCTTTATCATCCTGTAAATCCAATAGTGCTTCCTTAATGTCAGGATGTGTTAAATCATTCTTAGCTAATATTCTAGCAAGATAGATTATAGAATCTATAAATCCTATCAACATTCCTTCATCACTTTTACAATCTATTGGTTTATTCATTATGCTATCCTTACGGTACTCTCTTTCAAGGATTTAATATAAAATCTTTTAAGCATTGTTGCGTATTCCTCATCTTTAAATTCACCACCATTAGCATCTGCTATAGGTATTGGAAATTCATACTTTACTTCATTGACTTTAAATGAGTAGAAAAGATTTTCATCTTTAAATCTCATAAACTTAGCCATTCTCTTAGTTCTATCTGCTTCATAAGCAAATTCTTTTACACTTGGAAATTCTACATTTTCCATTACTCTACTCTTTAATAATTCCTTACTTATCTTTCTTTTGTATTGTGCGAGTGACAGGTCTCGAACCTGCAGCCTTCAGATTGGAAATCTATTGCGCTACCAATTGCGCCACACTCGCTTAATAAGGAGGAGAAAGTAACTTAATCATTATATAGACACGTATTGCATCCTCCTCCGTTAACTTGAACTATAGTAGTACTCCCAGTGGGAGTTGAACCCACACGAACCAATCGGTCCACTGGATTTTAAGTCCAGCATGTCTACCATTCCATCATGAGAGCATTTGTATTACATTCTATTGTAATAATCTAACCAAAATTCTATATCTTCAAAATCTATAACTGTCAATCTATCTGATTTATTTCCCATTTTAAAACCAATCTTAAACTGTTCATTTTCAAAGATAACAAATGTAAATCCTTTTAACCAACTATATAAATCTTGTTGTACGAATCCTTTTCTTTTAAAGAATGATTCTGCTTTATTTAAGCGAGAAGTTATGTTATGTTGAGGAGAAATTTCCTTAATATTAGGTAAACCACCAACTACTACGTAATGCTCACAACCTTTAATCTTCTTTAGTTTAGCAAATCCTTTATCAGGATATGGATGAAACTTATTGTAAATATAGCCATTAGGACTAAGTGATATAGGACCTATTATACTAGCACTACCAGCACTTTGTACTATGTAATTGCCCGCTTTATCTAAATCATCATTATCAGTTTTAATTCTACGCATTATTTCATTTGATTATTATTACCACCCAATATACTATTATTATTTCCTATTAGTATGTTATTATTACCATGTACAGTACAGCTATAACCAGTAACTTTATTGTTATTTCCACTAACATCAATATCATTACCTGATACCTTATTATTATTGCCAATAACATGAACATTATTACCTGAGAATGTAGAATTATTCATCTTAACAGTCCTCTTAGACCATTTTCCTAGTTTAACGACAGATAACTCCACTTTCTTCTTTAAAGGCTTCTTAGCGTAATTTGTACCACAATAATCACACGTAGTAGCATCTTCTAAGATAGGTGCTGTACAAGCTAAACATTTTAATATTTCCATGATTATTATTTTTAGTACCAAAAGAAGGACTCGAACCCCCAGTCACTTTACAATCAATTACTAGCACATTGAGTGTTTCATAAAGCCGCTTTGCCAATTAGCGTATTTCGGTATGAATTAGAAGGAATCGTATATCCTAGATTCCCTCTAATTTTTGTAACTACTAGTATTCAATAGATCTTTAGCTAAGAGACTCTTGTTCTACCACTGAACTACACGTCCATAGCAAGTAATGAGATGCTTCTAGGCAGTCATTACTCGATTGGTTTCACCCATTTGGAGCAATCCAATTGAGGACGTGGTGGGAATCGAACCCACGACGTAGAGATTAAGGTATCTATTGACGTTCATAAATGCTTCAATCTAAAGCTTGACTCACAAAACTAAATCTAAAAGGCTAGTGTTGCTACATCTAATGCTAAAGCTTAAAAGTCATATTTTTAAAGACCAGCATGAAGGTAATCAAATACCTTCAAACCTAAGTCTGATTTTTTAATTTCTACTGAGTTAGCTGATTCTAATGCCTCTATTACAGCAGTATATAGAGTATTAAAATTCGTAATAACTCTGGCTCTCAATTGAATTGAAATCTCACCTGAGAACTTCTGTTCAGTATAAGTACCTGTTTGAACAAGTTCCTTACGAGCAGACTTCACTGGTGTTCTATTTTGCCCAGGATTGTTATCTTCTAGAATATACTCTGTTGTATTAGTAGTTCTAGTTACACCTTCGTACAACTCATTCTCATAAACACCAGTACGTGCAAAATCCTCATTTTCTGAAACTTTCCACATTTCATTTTGTTCTCTAACAGGTAAAACCGCATAGATGTCTCTCAACTTAGATTTCTCTAAAGTTGATTTCAATCTCAATAATTCCAAAGAACTGTATTCACCCCAAGACTTTCCTTCAACTATCAATTCTGCTTTTACAACTCCAGAAGCATTAGTTTTCTCAATAGAGAAAACAATTTCCATGTAATTTTCAGCAGATTTAGCCATGTAATCTAGTTGCTCCTTTACAGTAGCTGATACATATTTAGTAGCAATTCTATTCTCTTCAGGTAAATATGGCTCAATCGCCTTATGAGTTTTCTTTACTCCTAGGTACAATCCTTGCTTATTCTTTAAATTAGATAAAGCATTACTTGTGTTGTTTTTAAATTCACCTTCTCCTCGCTCTCTAAGTCCAATATATGTACCTAGAGTTTGTTTTCTAATTGGGTTATTATCTGACATGTTTTTTTACTTTTCCTTTTTACTAAATCTAATTCTAAAATTGGGTGGGTGATCGGACTCGAACCGACGACCTTTCATTTAACAGATGATAATGCGAAGTAACTTATGAAAATCAGTACTACCGTAGTAAACAAATGTATTCTAAGTATAAAAATGCATAAATGCTCTAACCAACTGAGCTACACCCACCGTTTGTTATTTTAAATATCCAAAATCAATTAACCATTCATCAATCTTCTTATATAAATCTCTAGGTATTTTAATCCTATTATATCTCCATTCTATGTTATTATGAAATGATACAGTATTATCATCAGTGTGAAATGATAAGTAAGGTCTATATTCACCATCCAATGCAACATAAGAACGAAATCTAATAATACTACCATTAAAACCAACGTAAGTTTGATTATTACTACCTGACTTAACTTCCGTTACAGTTCTATTCATACATACTAATTGGGCATGACCAAAACTAGTTAAAGGTTTTCTCTGGTCTGAACAGCAACATAATAATAGTATATAATCCTTTAAGTACATTGCAGGTATAAAATGCTTAACATGTACAGGTATCTGATACTTATTAAACAATTCTGCACGTTTCTTTATAGAGAAATCTTGATAATTAACAACCGCTATTAATTCTGATACTATCTTATTCATTTGATGTATTTAGCGGAACTATCGGGATTTGAACCCGATAATCTCTGAGTAGACAACCCAGAAAAATTACGAAGTAACATAATTAATTAATATTCCGTTGAAAGGAAATGAAGGCAAACTATGACTATACGTAACGCTCAACCATTGAGCATTAGTTCCATATTAGTGATCCCGCAAGGACTTGAACCTTGAACCTCCGTGTTAAAAGCACGATGCTCTACCAGTTGAGCTACGAAATCATTTAGTCCTTTGTTAATATATTATAGTTTTTACCTGCTATGTACACTACAGGCTTTAATATACTCACTTAACTCCACAAGGACTAGATGGATGCTTTTAATGGGTCACATAACGAGATTCGAACTCGCTAATCTTTCGATACTGGTACCACAAACCAGCCCAACTCTCCAACTTTGGCGTATGTGAAATCTTAAATATCTTGATAATTGTATTAATCTTCTTCTTCTTCTTCGTAGTAGTCAGTAATAACATCAGTTATACTTAACGACTCTTTTACTAATGGCGCTCCTCCAACACTTAAATGGTAGAAATCATCTAATTTCTCTAAAGCTCTCTTCTCAGCTTCTTCCTCACTAAGTCCAGTAGTATCAATGCTAAAATTGAAGGTAATTGTTCCTTCAGTATAGTATTCCTTTTTCATAATTCTTCTTTAAAAGGAGGATAGACTAACTACTTCCTATCCTCCATACTTTCCTAAACATATACTTCCTATGAAAAAGTATAAAAACATCATAATAATAACAATGCTTGCGTCCCAGGAGGGATTTGAACCCACGACCATTCGGTTAACAGCCGAGCGCTCTACCACTGAGCTACTAAGACGTAAATGAGAGTACCCTAACAATACTCCCGTTGGTGTACACCTTGATACTAAACCCTATGTCATCTGCTAATTAGGATAGCATAGTCTTCGTTTTGTATACCCAATTCCGAAGAATTTTTTATACTATTCGGAAGACAATATGGCTTGCATCAGTTTCTTTTCGTTATCACTAAAGTACTCAGGAAATTTCTTAAGTATCATACTATATGACTTCTTAAAATCTCCAGCAATAACTATACTTATTTTATTATACAACTTTAAAGTGATGTAATGATATACATCCTCTTTCAATAAGTGTTTGTAGTTATGTTCCTTAATTCTAAATGTTCTTTCGAACTTTCTTCTCTTATTCTTACTCCATGCAGAAAGTAATTCATCTGCTAAATCTTTTCTTCCTCTGAAATAAAAGGTAAATAAGTTTAACATTTCATCTGTAATATTGTTTACTCTTAGGCTTACCATATTATAATTTTCAAAGAAGTTAACAATTTTAGTTTTACCATGAAATCCAGCTAACATAATTAATTCAAATAATTCAGCTTGCTCTAGTATATCACTTTTTAATGCTTTTACTAAATCTATTACAAAACTCTTATCTGTATAATCATAGTATCCTAGATGAAATCGTTCTTCATCTTTTCTAAAGGTAACATATCCTGCAAACATAAATCCAAAACCACCAATTCTATGATGAGGATAGTAAATAGTACCCCTTTTAATATAGGGATATAATATGGAGTCTGGTTGCATGATATGGATTTGAATTGTGTAATAAATTGAGTGGTCGGGGTAGCAAGATTCGAACTTGCTATAAAGAATTTATAAATTCAGCATGATAAGAAGTAACTTCATCTTCAATAAGATGTTTAAATCTACTATGCCAGTATTTATGATGAGTAGGACATAAGGGTATTAAATTTTCTATAGAATTATTAGTGTGATTTCCATCAAAATGATGTACTTCTACAATATTAGATTCTTTACAAATTACACATGATTTTTCATGTTGTAGAAAACAAGTACTACGATAGCGAGATTCTTTCCAATTAGGATTATTCTTACCACTTCTAAAATATGTATTTGAACATGAATGTGAACAAGTAGTTTTCTCTCTTGGAGACCCTTGTTTAGTTTCAAATTCGTTATCGCATACAGGACAACTTTTAATTATCCTGTTATATACCTTTCTACTCACAACTTGTAATTGAGTATGGGTGTCCAGATTCGAACTGGAAATCTCTTGCTCCCAAAGCAAGTGCCTTAACCTGATTAGGCTACACCCATATATCCCTTATGTCTTATTCTTTCTTTTACTAACTCATTAACTGAGCTATACCCCGAAATGTCGAATTTAATCGACTATATTGTAAATTTATGCTATACTTATATCTATCTCTAGATTATAAGCATCAACATGAAAGTGATACTTTTCTATGATGAATTGTAACATTGATTTGTATATTCTTTTATTATCCATTAAAATGTATGAATTATCATCAAAGTAAGCATACAGATTTTCTAATGTACTAATATAGAATGTCTTACATCCTATACTTAAAAGTTTCTCTTCTACACTAACAACCCAATCATTTCCTAATGTATACGGTGAACATAAAGCAGCACTGTGTATATGTGCATAAGCTTTATCTAGCCGTTTCTCAGTATGAATATTTCTTAGTGTTGCAGAATCACTAGGTCTCCAATTACTACCAAAACAAATAAGATATTCATACTTATAGCTAACTGAAGATACTACTGCAGTTTTAGATTGCTCTGTTCTTATAGCATAATCCAAATAGCATTTTCTATGGAACTCTTTAATCTCTGTAGTACTACCTTTATAATAGTAATAGAACTTCTTATGTGCTCTACTAATGTGTTTCTTAATCTCCTTCTTCCTCGCTCTCTCCTCCTCCTTTGTCATTCTTAATCTTTTTTATCACATACAGTACAGGTAAACTTTGGTGAACCTGTTTTTACATTAGTAGCCGTAGCGTATCTTTTTCCTTTACCGTAATTCTTATCTTGGAACTCATGTTCACAATCACACTTAATAATCTTTCCTGCCATTTTATTTTGTTTTAAGCGGGTTTATAGGCTGAACCATATACTTGTCTAGTCCAACCATTTACATGACCTTTATTGTTACCTATTTGATACTTATCATCCTTTATAGCTAAAACCTTATGTACCATGAAAGTACCTTTAACTTTACAAAGAACAACATCATCAACTAAATAACCAGGTCTTTTAACAAACAATAAACGTTCGCCACTCTTGATTCTAGGTAACATTGAGTTACCCTTTGGTTTCCCAAAAGCATAACCTTGTTCTTTTAGAAAAATAATAGCTAATTGGTAATTCATTCTTTAAACATTTCTGACCAATATTTCCCATTTACTTTAATTTTCTCATAAGGTAAAATAGATTTTATGGCATTTAGACGTTTTTTTATCTTGTCAATACTTAAACTACAAGGTTTTGATGTAACTAAAGCTGTATGGTCTAACACTCTAATTTTAAATGTACTCTCCATAATTATTATTTGGTGGTCCCACCTGGACTCGAACCAGGGACCAGCGGGTTATGAGTCCGCTACTCTAACCACTGAGCTATAGGACCGAATAAGACCAAGCCAAGCCTTGTATATCTTGGAGTACGACTTTATAAGTTAAACTAACCGTCGGTGTCCGTATCTTGGTCTATATCTTAAAATTATTTTTATAAATTGTCTAACCAATTATGAGGTGTCATATTATTGCCACCAAACTCATTAAAATTGGTATGGGTTGGTAATACTTTATGTTGTTTTATCATATCATTAGCAACTTGTTCAGCAAAAGCTGAATGTATATCTATTTGTGCTTTACTAGCTAGTTCTGCTTCTACCGCATCAGCCACACTAGCTTTAGGCATCGGTTTACTAGAATCTACAACTAACGTCCATGCCTCCCAATCAGGAAACATATTTTGAATCTGAAATACAAAAGCTCCTAACATAGAATTACTATTTAGTGTAATAGTCTTCTTATCAAAATCTAATTCTACTTTCATTATATATTAGGTTTAAAGATGAAATACCATGGGTTCTTTGAACTTAAATTCTTTAACTTCACCCTTCTCTTTTTCCCTAAGAATAACTAAGTGTACTTCAATATCTCCATTCGAATCTACTTTTAAGTCAATGATATTAACTTTATCAGTATCTTCATATTGATAGCTACTTCCTTCAGTTTGCTCTTTAAAGTTTTCTGACTTTAAATGAATATCAACCCTTTCTGTGAAAGTTGCATATAATTCTTCTTTTAAACTTGAGAAGATTTGCACTGCATTTCTAATCACTTCTACTTTCTGCATCTCTGGTTGAGCTTGCTCCCCGTTCTTTACTTCTAAATTATCCATTGACTGATTTTAGTCATTACTCTCAAATACATAGTATGTATTTTCTTTCTTTCTTTTTTTCCCTACTTAGCACAGGACATAGGACTTGAACCTACAACCGTCTGGTCTGGAATCAGATGCTCTGCCAAATTGAGCTAATCCTGTGTGTATTCTTAAATTCTATCCTCTAAGAGTTCTATTTTCTCTTGTATGTGTGTAAACTTCCTTGGGTCTGTACGTTCTACATACTTAACACGTTCGTCCTTTAGAGCAAGTATTTGTAGTCTTATACGGTCTTTTATTGCTTGGTCTTTTAAATAGTTCTGTAACTTGTACAAGAATGGTATTCTTATCTTTATACTGAATTCTATATCACCATTAATTAATGGTACTGCACCATTCCAAAAATTAAGAAATGCAGTAATAACTAGTATACCCAGTGAAACAACTTCAAAGATAGTGTTTGGTCCAATTGTTACATCTTCAAACCAAAAACAACTACAGAATACTAAACTATAAACATTAATCAAACCTAATAACCACCATCCAATGTTCTTATCATTAATCTCTATCATCTCTTACACTTTACCTCACTTAATGAATAATAGTAATCTGCACGGGGATCGAACCCGTAACCTCTAGGATGAAAACCTAGCGTCCTAACCAATTAGACCAGCAGATCGTAAATAAATAAATAAATAGGTGGCTGCGTGTATACCCAGCTCTTTTCTCTCACACTTACTTAGAGACCTATTTAAAATAAGGGGAACTAAAGTAAAGATAGTAATATGGCGGCATCGAAACCGCAACTCTTGAATAAAAATCAAACGCTAAACCAATTAGCACGAAGTAACTATCTTAATCAGTATCCCCTTAAATCTTAAATATCTTATAAGTCTTGGATAGTTAGTTTATAATTATCCAATTCTTTTCTTCTCTTATTAATAGCTGGTGGCATACCTAATCCTACAGCTTCAACCGTTTTCTTTGTATTGTAGTACATATCCGCTATCACACGTTCTTTGTACTTATCATCTAACTTTGAGTAAACTTCTTTACTTGGGAAATCCCATGTTGCTTTACCACTTTTAGGTGTAGTAACTGTAACTCCTGCTTCTGTAGCAGCCTGTGTAATTTCTTTTACTAATTCAGGACTATTACCTTTAAAAGATAACAATCGACGTATTGCACTCGAAAATCCAAATCCTACAATTATTTTCATCTTTTTCTTCCTTTTATTTGAGGGTTATTTCCTTCAGCCTTAGCTAGTTGCTGTGCTAAATAAACACTCTCATTGTTCTTTATTAATCCTGCAATCTTTTTAGTAGTCTCTTTATCCATAGAGGATTGTTTCGTAAATGATTCAGCAAGTTCGTCTGAAACTCTTCCATATCCAGGTGGATTCCAAGAGTCCCATCTAATAGCTTTGCTACCAGCAAATCTAAGTAGGTAATATCCTTTTGTCATAAAGTTAAGAGAAAGTGTGCCTAAGTAGCTTAATATAAACCATCCAGCCTTTATCTCTTCGTCGGTAAGCTTAGTATCATCCAATTCTAGTAGTTCATCTTCTTCAAGAATTTTTCTAATTAAATCCTTGCGTCCATTTCGGGTAGTATCATTTTTATAGTCCATGATAAGTATAGATATTGGTTAGTTGCGAGAAAAGGAGTCGAACCTCTACAAAACTGCTCTACCAGTTAAGCTACCTCGCAATCATTAACAATCGCCATTACAAGGATACTGACAAGTACCCATATAACTGCAGTTTTGTGTCATACCTGTGGGAGAATCTGAATCATCCCAAGGTTCATTTATTAAGTAATTAGGATTATCAATTCGTTTCATTGCAATTCCTAATCTTATATTACCATTACTATTACGCATAATAACTATGCCTTCTCTATATCTAGCATTACGTTTATCTTTACGTATTTTATTCTTTTTTGCTTTGTATTTCTTCTTTCTCTCCTTATCCTGTTCACTTGCCATTATATAGTTTTAGCCGCAAAGATGGGAATCGAACCCATAATCTCCTACTGCGATAGGTATCGTTGCCTTCTGAATACGTAACTTCTAAGTGAGTAGATGCATCTACTTATATATATAAACGTACTGTAAATAAAGACTTTCCTATTTCGACGACTTTGCTAGAAGTTATCTTTATCTTAAACTAATCTTTCTAAATGTGGAAAGATTTCTAAAAAAGTATCATTATCAATAGTACTTCCATATTCTTCTAAATTACGCCATTGTCGTAAAGTGAACGCATATTCGGGTTCAAAACCAGTAGTTTCTTCGCTAATATTACAATTTCTTACAGAAAGTAATGCGCCAACTTGTTCTTTAGTAATATCTGCGTCTTCTAACTTAGAGTTGCTGTCAAATACTTTTTGTAGTTTAGCTACTAGTTCAATTACCTTCATTTTGTGTTATAGTTTAAATAATATAAAAAGACTACGACAGGAATCCAACCTGCGTTCTCAGGTTTTGCAGACCTGTGCCTAAAGCATTCAGCCACGTAGTCATATTAACTTATCTTGAGCTAACAGATATTAACATCTCATTAACTCATCTGATCTATTTTTCTTACTATGAAGATGAACAACTGACTCAGCGAATACCTTATTCTGCTTTTCAAGCATATGCTCTATCTTATCCTTATAACTCTCATGGATAGTATCTAATGCAGTTACTTCTACTTCACTCAATCCCTTATTAATCTGTGGGTCAATATCATGTTTAAAAGCTAAATTTAAATGAGCTTGAATACAATCAATTTGACCTGAATTAATTACTCTTGTACTTTCGTTCCATACTCCTCCCTGTGCTTCGGCTATCTCAAAGAATCCTTGTAGCCAGAAGCAAAAATCTCTTGCATCCACTTTGTTCTAATTTAAAGGTATATTACACGTTAGGTAATAATATAGTTTCGTTACTAACAAATCCCCTGATATTAAGAATGTAGCTAAAGCTATTACTAATACCATTATTCCTAAGCTATTTTTTACTTTAACTACACGTAGTATTAATAGTATTATGCCACTAATACATACTGTAACTATCAAAATTGTTGTTATCATTTTATCTCTTTTTAGTGGTACTATTAGGAATTGAACCTAAGACCTTCGGTTTTTCAGACCAACGCTCTACCAACTGAGCTATAGTACCTTGCACCATAATGAAGTGTACACTTCCGCAGAGCTTATGGTAAACTATTAGTCTGCTATTATCTTTACTTTGTATAATCTTCTTCATTAAGTAACACACATCCTGCTTCTTCTAGTACCTTCTCATCTTGAGTCCAAAATGAACCATATGGAAATTGTATGGGGTAATAAGTTTCATACCATATTCCACCTTTCCATTTACGATACCATTTATAAACATTTGGAGTATAATTATAACCCAAAGTAATTATAAGTAAAAACTTGAATATTAAGTATATTACTACCTTATCTAAAAACCAATTTATTTTAGCTTTAAACTGTATCATAAGTCTTCTTGAATATACCAGGCTTACATGGATATAATTCTCCTTCTAAACCTTTGATTATATAATCACCCTTATTAGCTCGCATATCTCCTTCTAAGGTGCGAATTATAGGGTCTGGATTAGGAGGATACAAATTACGAGTACCTTCACTAGATAGCTCTTTAATTGCTTCCCATGCTTCATTAGTACCATCCCACAATACTGCTTGAATAACTACTGGTTTCTTACGATAGTTTTTAGTCAAACTAAGACTATCTGCAAAGTCTACTATCTCTTGCTTATCTGCATCAGACGTAGCATCGTAGTGTTTCTTAATAGCTTCTTTGACTAGCTTAATATCCGCTTCAGACCATTCTTTAGGTAAAATACCCATAGCAGGAACTTCACTTAAACTAGCATAGGGAATATCATCTTTATGGAATATCAAAAAGTGACTAGTTATACTATCTACTATAACAAATAATTTTACTACATCTTTAACGTTAGTTTCAAATGACCATCCAGTATATTCAGAACTGGCACCATAAGTACCTTGTATCCAAATTGTTTCTAGTCCAACATCATCGAAATTAGGACATGCTGCTTCATTATCGCAATAATTCTTAACTACTCCTTCAGTATTGATGTAGTATTTCTCTTCTCCGTAGACTTCATCATAAATAGCTCCATCTAATTCTATACAGTCATCTGAATGACCATACACAATAATTAGACCTTGTTCTTTAGCTAACTCTGTATGTCTATTAAATACTTCTCCAGCTAACATAATATCCTCAGCTAATGCTACTGCTTCTACTTTACTTTCTGCTTTCATTCACTTACTAATTAACTAGTTAGTTGCAATCTAAATCTACATTGTAAACTTAGAGTATGCGATAACTCTTTCTTTCCTGCTATCTTATCTAAACCAGATTCAATGAAAATAATATCAATTAGATTTATCTTCTTAGACTTAAATAATTTCCTATAACCTCTCTTAGTATAATTAAGAGCTGTTCTAAGTTCCTTATTCGAGATATTATTCTCTTTCATGTAATCTTTAATTACACCTAGAAGAATATCATAAATACCTACTGTAACTAACCAAGCATTACTATCAGTATCACTCATAGCAGTAGTTGCTTGTACAAATAAGTCCTTTATATCATCCTTATTAATTGGCTTATTATTCTTAAATTTCTTACTCATAGATAGTTTATTATTGTTTAGAAATAGTGGGAATGGTAGGACTCGAACCTACACCTTTACCGCTAGGGACTAGATTTACAGTCTAGCTGCTTGACCAATTTGCATACACGCCCATTTTATTTAATATTCCATTTCTATGGAATCAGGTAGTATACCATAATTAAGATAATTATCGTATTCTTTTAAAGTCTTTTGTAACTGCTCCTCATCTTTAATATCTCTATCAAAGTTTGTAACAGTCACTATAATAAAACATAACTGAATAGCTATAAGCATACTCCATGCCGTAGCAATGAATTGCTTATAGCTAAAATTCATGGGTTTTAGGATTTAGTTTAATTAGATTTATTTATTGCTCTGCTCCGAATTAATTTCTCTACGAAATTATTAGCATGGGATAAAGACCCATTACCATGTAGTATATAACATTGTGCCTCAACTACATTATCAATTTTTCTTTCCCATTTAATAGATATAGGCTCTACTATATTTCCATGAATGTCTACTACATCTACTATCCAAAAAGACATTGTGTTAAGTAGTAAATCATTTTTATAGTATTTATCTCTAATGTATATCTCTTTCTTACTGTCTAGTAATTTAGTATTTATGGTAATTTGATTATCTCTGTAGTAGTACATATCATAAGGCGTACCATCTATGATAATACCAATACCATTCTTTTCCACCTTAAATGATGTATGGCTTCGAAATAACTTTTTAGTTGCAGAAGTGTCATAAGGATATATAGTCATATCTGCTACATCACTGCCTACAATGCATTCTGTAGTAAAAAAATAATTAGGATGTACTTCTCTTACAGTTTGAGCATAAAGAGTAAACGTAAGACTCACTAATAGGAGTATTAATAAATGTTTCATAATTTTTTAGTTAATGTTTAGAAAATAATTATAGAGCTGGAAACAGGACTTGAACCCGCAACATCCTGATTACAACACAGGTGTTCTACCAATTGAACTACTCCAGCTTTTTTTGTACCGTCAATAGGATTCGAACCTATAATCTTTTGATCCGTAATCAAATGCCTTATCCAGTTAGGCTATGTCGGCATAATTCTTTATACCGTTGGGTATAAGGAATCAATTTTTTGAATTGCTGTATAAGGTGAACCTTTTGATGTTGAAATGTTCGTAAAACCATTTTCTTCATTAATTATAGATTCAGCTTCTATAATTGCACCATTATTTTTTACTCCATAACTACCTGTAGTTTTATTAGTAGCAGGGTCTATATCTCCCCATACTGCTCTATAAGTTACGTTTGGCTTAATAGGTTCAACTAAATATAGTTTACCTGTTCTTGTTGAATATACAGTATGTCTACCGTCTTTTCCCATTTTCTCTCTCCACTTTTCTCCAGACATAATATTAATTTTTAATAATTAGTAGCGATGGTAAGATTCGAACTTACGACCCCTTCCGTGTAAAAGAAGTGCTCTAAACCCCTGAGCTACACCGCTATATTGTCCACTATGTCAAAAAACTTTATGTTAAATACTTTCCAGTAAAACCACATAAATCAATGAAATATTAAATACTTTCCATTAATCGAGGCGAGCAGAAGATTCGAACTCCGAAGTTTAACCTACCCATGGCGTTCAAAACCAATTTACTACCGTTAGCGGTACTCGCCTATCACTTGAATCGAGGAAGATACAGGACTCGAACCTGTGCAGGTGTTACCCTGACCATTCCTTAGCAGGGAAGTGCGTTACCACTCAGCCAATCTTCCTTTAAAAATAACATATCCCTCGCTTTTACGGGTTCGATTCCGTCCGATGCATTGCTTGATTGTTACAACTAAGTCTCGTCAAAGACAAAGTTTTTTTCACAATCCGAGGAGAAAGCGCCCACTGTCATACTACCTTTTATTCGATATGTTATGCTAATCAAAATCAATCAAAATCAAAATCTATGAAAATTTCGTGATTCTAGAAGGAGTCGAACCTTCAACCCCCGCCTTAGAAGGGCGGTGCTCTATCCAGTTGAGCTATAGAACCAAAATAACAAGCAAACGAAAATACATAGACTGAAAATTAATGTGCCAGATTTACTATCTAGTGCCTTAACCATTTGGCTAATTCGGCATGAAGCCAAATACAGGACTCGAACCTATAATACGAAGTAAGTCTATGTTTTAGTATTGCTTGTTAACTCTTTAAACTACATACAAATCTTTTGCAGTTAGTTTTATTTTGTGTTGTTTTACCACATCTTCCCAATCCTTGTAATTGGATGGTGGTAAATATTTATTCTCTTTTCTATTATACTCTCCTCTAACTCCAGTGATTTGCCACATAGAATCTGTTGCTGCAGATTTAACTCCATCATCAGTTCCTCTAGTTAATGAAAAGAAATCATTTCCTGGAAAAGATACATGATCCCATGCAACTAAACTAAAGAAACTAATACCTTCATCAGGTCTAAATAACTGAGGTCTAGGTTGTTTACTATTCAAATAAGGTCTAGATGCAAATAATGTTTTACCTCCAATTACCCAACTCTGGTCAACACCAACAGAATACGGATCGTACCATATCCCGAGTATGTTAGTCCACTTAGTTTTATAGTCTTCTAGTAACTCTAGTAACGTTGCTAACAGCAAGGTATGAACTTCTGCTTTATGTTTCCCTGCAAACTGACCACATCCAATTCCAGGAATAGTCACCATTGCAGGAACTCCTTGCTTATTAGCCTTTTCACTAATGTAAGTAAATACTGGAATAAGCTTTTCTCTAACCAATTCTTTATACAACTCAGGTACTACTTTACCGTTCTTAACTATATCATAATCTACTGGAGTAATTGTACCAGCAGCTCTAAGAAGTGGTCCAGGAACGTAAACTAATGTACCATGAAAAGGTGTTCCGTGTAATGCTGGATTCTGATGTTTACCATCATCATAAATAGTCACTGGAACAGCAACACTTATATTACCAAGCACTTTTAGTTCCGCATTAGTCCAATCAGAGCCATCACCTTTAATTTCAGATTCAGCAAACATTTCTGGTTGCTTTGTCTCAAGTAGAAAATCTAACTTAGATTCCTTAGATAACGGTATTCTTGCCATGCAGGGAAATAACGTAGTATTAGAAAAATTAGTTCCAGCATCACAAAGACTAAAATTCTCTAATCTTTGCATATTCTTCTTAGAGGTAATTATTGTATAATTCATAATGTTTGAAAGTCTTTAATTTCTTCTAAAAATACAACTCCTTCCATCGAAATTTCTTCATCTTCTTGCAGTAACTTATCATTACCTTTAGTCAATAGAAAGTTGTTTATTTCATCATTAGTAGGAAAAGTAGGATGTTTTATAAAATACATATAATCATCATTGCTTTCACTGCTAGTAGTTAATACGAATTTACGCACTAAAATAATCTTTTATGAGTTAAGAATGCTCCTTCCTTTTCCATATCAGCAATGACATCATGTCTTTCAATGCAAATGTGTACGTAATCGTCCGTATAATTCTCTCTACAAGTCTCGCATTCATAAGCTAGCCATTTGCCATACTCAGAAATTAAAGTCTCTAAGAATGGCTTTACATAAAGTACTCTATGTCTAGGTGCAGATAGTTCACAAGTAACAATTCCTTTCTTTGTATTAAACTCATTAAATAGAGTTTCTAAAGTTTCTTTAAGGACATTAGCTATCTCCCATTCCTTATGTAGAGCTTCTAATGCTTTGTTGCGATTTCTTAATTGTGACCTTTCAGTTTTAGATTCAAATGTAAAGTCAAGAACCTTACATGTTAAAGTCACATTCTCACTTATTCTAGCAGGTATGGAGGTCATTGAACTCATACGTATATCACCTATATGCCACTCTACTTCATTCTTAGTGAACTCCTTGAACTTAGGGTCATCTATTTCTTCCATTCCCATTCTTTTTTTACTTCATTATAAAAAGGATATTCTACATCCGTACCGTATCTAGATGACTTAGTAAACTTATCCCAAGCTTTTCGTTTCTCGGTGTTTTCTAAACCGATATGTTTATCCTTAATTTGCTCGAATGTGTAAACTTTCATTTCTTTCACTTATCTCTTTGTTTAGTTTAGTCCAAGGTTTGTTTTTGTAATGACTATTTATTGCATGTTTCATCATAAAAAAGAAAGTATCATAACCAGTTTCAAGTCCTAATTCTAAACAATTCTTAAAATTATTAACAGCATTAGGATTTAAAGGTACTTTCTGCGTAAGCCTAAACAATTTCTTACCACTAATTACATAAGATAAACTAACTCGTAAGAATTTACGGAAGTTAGCTATATTATAACTAATACTTATATCTCCTATAATCCATTCATTATTGAAATGTGCTAAATAATCATGTGGTATAAATCCCCAAGTCTTATTACGAATTAAAGCTTCTATAACGTCATCTAATGGAATATCTCCACTTTTTGCTAATGCAACTATTACATCTATATTTCCTTGTTCTTGACTATCTTCTACAACCCATTGAATCTTTTCTACATTAGTTAACATAAGCTTTCATACATTGCTCTAATGCATCAAGTATTTGCTGCTTAGACTTTTCTATAATATCTTCTACTTGTGGGGAAATTTCAGAAATATGTTCAAACACACCTTCTACTTTATGATTGTCTTTAATTTCACCTATTACTTTACTATTAACAGTAACAATATCTGCGTATTCAGTAGTTCTATGTAATAGATTAGAAACCCATTCTCTTGCCCATATAATAGTAGTACTTTCAACATTCCAATGTAATGTAGGAAATCTAGTTTCTAATGGTATATTACTTATATTTTCTACTTTAGCATGTTGAAATAACAATTCTGCTAATTTTCTTGATTTATTCATTCCCCTTCTTTTCAACATATAAACGATAATGCAATTCCCTATGACAATTAGCACAGAGTAACAGACATTTATCTAACTCTTTCTTTAATTTAGTCCATAAAAAAGAATATCCCTTACTAATAGTAAAGGATTTATCTTCAGGATTTAAGTGATGAAACTCGAAAGCCCAGGTACATTTATCGTACCCACAATGTTGACAACTACCACCTTTATAATGGATGGCTTTCATCTTTGTTTGTTGCTTTTTAAGTTTCTTTTTCATTGTTGTAGTGATAGATAGATTCGAACTATCAACCTCCTTCGTATCAGAAAGGTGCTCTGCCGTTGAGCTATACCACTTGGTGGGCTAGGATAGGATTTCAACCTACACATTCCATAATTGGACATCAATCTCACACAATTGACGCAGCTATTTCATTCTGCCATCCCGTCCCAGGTAATTAGACGCACAGGACAGATTCGAACTGCCGTACTTCGGATTATGAGTCCGACGCTAAACCATCTCAGCTACCGTGCATTCTGTTATTTTCTTTTCTTTTTTCTTAATTCAAGTATTTCTTTATACTTTAACTTCCACTCATCATTGAGTAAATCTAATTGAATTTCAATTTCTTCTAATGTAAATATACCTAATTCTAGTTGAATTACTAAATGTAAAACTCTAGCCATTGCAATCATACATCTTTCAGGAGTCCAACAGATATACTTATACTTACTATTATCCATGTATAAGTTTATCATACACATAAATCCAGCATCATCATTATAAGCTATATTATAAAGGCTCTTAGTACTACAACTACTATTTTTAAATTGCCAATAGTATTGCATGTCATGCCAGTCATACTTAGGATTTTTAAACAAAAACTTTATTAAAGTAATTACTTCAAAATTCATTAATAATTCTTCATCTACCTTAATAGCATCTAGTAAAGTAAATGCTAACTCATTTTTATCTTCAGAGTTAATCATTAAAGCTAACTCTGGTTCATTCATTATTTGTAATTATTATGTTTCCTGATACTTCTATATACTTTTCTGTAACTTTATCTTTAAAGTAGTAACCATTGTTAGATCTGTAAACTACTCCAGCACTATTCCAAGAGTGAGTAACTACATTGTTATGGTTAAGTAACGTTATCTTAAAAGATTCATTAGATTCAGTTTCTTTTTTATAACTACATGAAATAACTAGAAGTGTAGACAATATAAATAAAAATTGTTTCATGGTAATTTTTTAGGTTATAAACAAAGGGAGCAAACAAAGCGATTCAAACTGTAATGTAATAAGCTAAATCCCAATTCTAGTGTGTCTACCAGTTCCACCACCGCCCATTTAATTGACATACTGGTCGGGCGGGAAGGATTCGAACCTCCAAATACGAAGTAAGTTTGAAAATTAGTATTGCTCCCTTATATTGTTATGTTACTCTATAATAGTAACTTTTATATTAATTATATCTTTCTTATCAATAGACCTTTTAAGTAATGCTAATAAGCAATTAATATCAGCTTTACCTACTATTACACCACCTAATAAATTGGTTCTACCATTAGTTAAGTTAATGAATAATGATTTGAACTCACCTAATTCTTTATTAAAATCATCTGTATCAAATACCTGACGTATTTCATTACCTTTATACATAATACTAGTATTACTCAATCTAATAGCTGATAACAAAGCTTTACCTTCTTTAATATCAGTCATAGTATAATTGGCTTTTGTAATAGCAAAATTAGATTTATTACATTCATACTCAATTACATAAGCTGGAACCCACCAAATATAACCAAAGAATGATTTCTTCTGTTCTACATGATAAGATTTACTTGAATGATTTAAACTATTTATAGCATTAGTTTCTACTAATCTGTATATTGGTTTTAATATACTTAAGTTAAACATTATTTCCTTTTAGTTAGTTGTTTCTTTCTATTCAAATTTATCTTTATTATTAGAATTTCTAGTCCTAATCTTATAGACTGATTTTTTAGTGTACTCTCGTTTACATCATAGAGTATCTTACTTATATTATCTAACATTCCAAATATCAAAGATGGACCTAATCCTTTATATAAAAGTCTCATCTCCTTTTTAAGGGAGTCAGACATAAATATCAAAGTCTCGGTAGCAGCGGATTTAAAGTAAAATAAATCTCTTAGAAACTCTGTAAAGCCGAGGCAGAATTTATCCACCTCAATGGATCTCAACAACTTATCTAAAATAAGGAGTGATTTATCTACTTCCGCATCCTTCATGGCAGTAACTAAATTAAAGTACGCTAATTGACTTACCATATTTAGTTTATCAAACAACTCGCTCGTACTGCAATTCTCTCTACACATTTCTAATAAACTAATGGCATCTCTAAGCGATCCGTTGGACTGCCTAGCGATTGTAATTAACGCTTCTTCCTCAAAGTTAATTCCCTCAGTTACGCATATAAACTTCAACCTATCCACTACATCTGACCCCTCAATTTTCTTCAAGTCAAAAAGTTGACAACGAGACTGTATCGTTGCTATTATCTTATGCTTCTCAGTTGTACACAATATAAACCTACAATAACTTGGTGGCTCTTCAATGACCTTCAATAAAGCATTAAATGCCTGACTAGAGTACATATGAGCCTCATCAATGATGTAAGTCTTCACTTTACCTGTAGGATGGACTCTAGTGGTCTTAATTAGATTCCTAGCATCCTCTACACTATTATTACTAGCTGCATCAATCTCAAATATATCACAATCTAAGCATTTAGTTTCCTTAGCTATGAGTCTAGCTAAAGTAGTTTTACCAGTACCATGCATCCCATTAATTAATATGGAGTGTGACAGTCTATCTTTTGTAATAGCTGCTCTAATAGTACTTATAGCAGTTTCTTGACCTACTACATCATCGAATGATTGTGGTCTATACGTATTATACAGCATAAGCACAAATTAGCTTAATAGTTTCTTAGTATTCTTTCTTTTTCTTGGATTCAATCCTTTGGTATCTAGCCTGAAATTCTCTTTACTATAAGGTTCATATTCTAAATCTATATAGTAAGCTTCCCAAATTTCATTAGAATTAGCAATATCACATAACTCCCTTACAGGACTTAGATGACTAAATGCACTTCTACCTAATGGATACCATAAACCGTATCTTTGTCGTATCCATGATATAGTGTTATTTAATGAAATAGTAGGCTTTCGATTACTATTAGGATCACATGCACTGTCTAAATAACAGTAATCAATCCAACCTTCTTTACAATGAATACGATTGAAATGAATCCAACTATCTTTGGGTGTATGTGATTCTATTTTCATAGTAGTTTTAAGTTATTATATCCATTGAGTTTTTCTAGTGTGTTTCCAAGTACGATACATTCTACGTTGGTAGCTAAATAATTGCTTTTTTCTTATCTTATAAGCTTTAGTACCTCTATTCCGTGAAGGATATGACTTATAATACCAATACATATCATCATAAGGTTCTATGAATGTAACTATAGTTTTATACTCTTTGTTAGTTACTGCTAAGTCTAATTTACCTCTATTTCTTTTCATTTTGCTTTGTATTTTAAATTAATAAAATTACAAAGCATCGAATTTCTTTTTCATATTTAGATCTTATTTTTATTAGATACTCTAGAAATCAATAAGTAAGCCTTATTAGAAATAGTTTGCATACTTATGGCTAATCGCTTATAAGTGTCATACTCTTTCTTTTTAACACGCTTAAAGTAGTTGATACTATTAAACTCAATTTCTGTAGTATTAATTTTGTAGCTATGAATCCTTACTTTTTCATAATCTTTGTTGAAAGTGATAGGTACAATGGGTTTTAGTACTATTAGTTTTTTACCTACTAATTTATGTTTTTCACATCGTATCATTACGTGCTTTCCATTATCACTAATATACAAGTAATGTTCGTTCATAGTTATTTCTTTGCTATTTTCTCATTAATAGCATCAGCTATAAATTTACCTTGTTCATCCTGTAATATAGCAGCTTCAACTAATGTGTTAGTTTTCTTAACGAATTGAAGCCAACCTGTTATCTTTGCTACAACTGTATTCTTATTATCTACTATAGTCTTCTCATCCTCACAATATCTCACTTTCCTCATTTCTACAATAGTTTTTTTGGTTTAGGTCAAGGGGTAGGAATCGAACCTACAATCATTTCAATATGCTTTAGTCTAATCGTTGACTAGCCATGCTTCTAGAACACACTCCATTAAAATAGGCTTACACTAAACTGCTCTCCCTATCATTTGTATCTTAAGTTAATAAGCTTTGTTTATACCCAACTTAATGGTTCCAGGAATAATTTAGACGGGTTTCCTGATTTCTTTACCGTACTTATTAACCATTGTGGAGCTGCGGGGAGTCGAACCCCGGTGTTCCCACTTTCAATTAAAATTTCTACAAGTTTAGTAGTATCTTTAGATAGTTCTTCTCGTTGGGTGATTCTACGTACCTTCCTGAGTATAGTTACTGATATACCATACAAGCCATAACTTCTTGTAATCCTTTTCCGAGTAATCGTGTTCGTGTATAACGGAGCAGTAATATCGGAGTCAACAGGCTCTACATTATTTGACGAGTAAGGTTAGTCGAAACTAATCTTAAGCCGCCATACGAACTGGTGCATAAGCTCCATCTAAGGTTTACCTTCAATATTTATTAATCGCTTATCAAGCCTCAGCGATACTTGCTTGTTCTAACATCTAAGTGGGAGTCGAATCCAGTCAGCCCCAATCCTTAAAACTTATCTTGTGAATGTCGTTCTGCCATTTCATATCTATTAGTGGCATTCTTCAATTCAATTTCTAAGTCATTATACTTATGCTCTAAGTTACCTAATTCTCTTTCCAGATCATCAGCTTTCTCTTCTAAAGCATTAATTATATTATCAGCACAGTCTTTCATATAACCAGCACCATCTTCAAATGATGTTCTCTGGTCTACGTAAATTGTTGCTCTTTGTTTAGCTCTTTGGCTAATTAGTTTATCGTTTGGTAATTGTGTGTTCATTACTTTAAGTCTTTAAGTCTTTTTTGCTCTGTAACGTATTCTTCCAAATGCTCGAAATTACCTTCATATATATTAATACCTGCAGATTCTAATTTCTTAAATATAGCATGCCACATTTGAGTTGGTGACATATTCATAACTATTTCTATAGCAGATGAACTAACTAAACTGTTACTTTCCTCCTGTATGAAGTTAAATCTTAAGTTATTATCAACTGCAACCTTAGTTACATAAGTTAATTCATCCCACGTTTTACTCTCCAATCCTCTCATACTTATTTGTTCAATTATGTTAATGAAAGACAATACTTGTACAAAGATAAATTTCCTTACATTTGTATCAATTCTTCCGCTATTTCTTCTTAGTTAGTGTCAATCCCTTGATGCTAACTAATTTTTCCTTACAACTACTTTATAAGGCAATGAGCTTAATGCTTGTTGCCTTTTTCTATTTGTAGTAAAAACACTGGACAGACCCAAATCTGCCCAGTGAAAAAAGAATTGCCGATGAAAGCAATCATGGGTATTCTTACCAAGAACCAAATGGCTCTAATTTAATTTCATTAACAGTATCATACAGCGCATTCGGATTAGCTTCCATTGCAATCAATTGCTTGAGTGTCTCGTAACTATATCCTGTTGAATGAATAATATTCGGATCATTATTATCAGGCATACAAGATGTACCATACGAATTAACGTTGATTAGGTACACATATACTCCTGATAAATTATTCTCTTCCATCCATCTCTTATACATTATGTATGCAGCACCAGCTACTCCATTCTGCATATCTGAGATAATGAATACACGTTCTACTGGCTTAATTTGATGAGCATCTCTATAAGAACTTTTACATTGAAATATAGAACCCATATTAGTACCATGAGAAAAACGTGATAGTCTGGCAGTACGTACAAACGTTTGTGCAATACTAGAAACACTATTAGAAGGGTCATAAGCAATTGCACCAGTTGCCGAAGCAAACTCATACAAATCAGCATTAACACCTTTTGCTAGTGTAGCGCCAATCAAAGCACCAATTTCTAATGGAGTCTTCTTATTGTAAGTATTTGCACAATGTCTTGGATTACGCATAGATGCAGATGAATCAATTACAACAGCACTTCTACCAAAGAAACCTAAGTCTTCAAGGTTAGCACATGCAATATCATAAGCTTTATCTAAGTGTACTACGATTCGTCTACTAGCTGCATCACCAATCTGCATCATCATATCTCTAGCTTGTTCCACTTGATGCGGAAATACTAGATTACTAGGTGATTTGATTAATTTCTCATCAATTAATAAAGCACAGGCTTTCTCAAGCAATACTTTATCCATGGTACTTGATGCAGCATCATGTATGTTCTTCAGATTTCTAAGTAAAGCAAAATAACCAATCTTTCTACTCTCAATCAGTGTACGGAAGTTTGCGGACTTACCTTTCACTAATTCTACTTGAGCTTGAGACTTCGTAATCTTACCTTCTTTCACCTTCTTAGCCACTGTTTGACCAAGCTTGGTGTTCTTATCTTCTACTGTATCCATTTGGCGTAACCATCCGTATATAGCAGCTTGAAAAGCATCTACTCGAACATAACCATCCTTAACTCGAAGATTAGCTTTACGTATTTTCTCGTATATAGCATTCTCATTCTTCTTAGTAATGGCTTTACGCATATCAGTCTCATAGTCCTCAATCTTAATTGAAGCCCAGGCTCTTGATTTATTTGGTACAGGTCTCGTCAAGTTGATTAAATCAACCAAACTAACCATCTTACCTTTATTTTGATATTTTGCTAACTCATACCAATCCGCTGATTCTAAGCCTTTTCTAAAGCCTTTAAGCATACTATTAGGTAAATTAATACCTTTGAATGCATCTAGCGTATTGATGTCTCTACCCTTAGCTTTAGCTCTCGTAATGTAGTAGTATGAAGCAATTTCCATCATGTCATCGACACGGAAAATAACTCCACCCATTTCTTTCTTACGATGTCTCTTACTAAAGAACAACCTTGCACATTGCTCACCACTTAACGATTTCATCAATCGTACTGCAGCAATATGAGTTCCTGTTCTATGTCCGTCTTTCGCACGAACGTAAACAATGAGTTTTGCAGTGAATTCTGCTCCGTATACTTTAACACTCTCGTCGACAGCATCATTTAACATCCTGATTTCCTGAGATTCAGTTAGATAGTATGTTCTACCATCATACTTCTTAGTCGTCAGAATAGATAATAAATGCATGAAGGTCTTATAGGAATACCCTACACCACCTTGTCTAGTGTTCATCCTCTTGCTGGTATTAGCAGCTCTCTCCTTAACAATCCTCTTTTGATTGAACCTCGCCATCTTTCAGTATTTCTTAACTCCTCTAAAAATTAAAGAAAACAAACTTTCTTTATTCTTTTCTTTCCATCCTTCAATACTCTCGATTCCTCTACTGACTCCATGCAAACTTACCGCTACTAAATCTCTTATTTAGTGGGCTATTAGGATTACGCTTCAACTGCTTAATTTCATCATCATTCATCTGACTTGGGTCAGCATAGAAGTGATGATCTTTAATGGTCGATGCTACTACCACATATTTAGTGGTAACGGTACGTATCCATGACTCATCAGTATCTAACCTACTATTCAAGTAGGTATATGTACCCATAGGAATATAAGGTACATAGGAGGGTATATCCCCCTCCAGGGTATTATTCACTACTATATAGCACTTATCCCATGCTATTCTATTTATTTTCTTACCAAATGTAGGTTTATTATAGCTTTCCATACTAAATGCACCTACAAATTTCTCAATGTAATAGTATTTATCATCACTCCTTGTACATCTTTTACTATATCTAGGGTATTTAGACTTATTATATGCCTTAGTAACAACTAATTCATTATAATTTTTACCATCTAAACGTCTTAATGCAGTAATTGCAACTAAATATTGGTCAATTTGCTCTTCTATGCCGTTACTTCCCGTTGATTCTCTGAATAAAATGTTAGTAAACAGTATTTTATTACTATCTGACCACATTCTTCCAGGTAAATCATATGAAAACCCTTCAAAGGGAGTCCAATGCTCTACTGACTTCCTGAATACTACATTTACTGGTGTTATAACGGTATCCAGGGATACTACTACTTCACATACAGGTGTACAGGGGTCTAGAACTAGGGTATTACTACAGGTATCTCTAAGTCTATCTATACCTACTTCCACAGGGGGAGTACTTATTATATTAGTTGATGCCACTGTATACGGATACATAAAAAGTAGGATAGCTAAAATCTCTACTATTAACATTATTACTTTCATTACTTGCTTTTTAATCTTCGAGCATACAGCCCTTGCTTTAAATAGGTTATAATATTAGGTAAAAATAAAAAGGATGCCTAACTAATTAGACATCCTTCCATATAGTTGAGTGATTAATTCCCTAATCTTCCGATAACAATTCGTCCATATCGTATGAGATTTGACTCCCAAACATAATTTTATGAGCGTTATCGAATTTTCCTTGTGTTAGAATACCTGTTTGAAGTGCTTTCTGACAGCCTTTCAAATTAGCCTTAGCTAATGTAACAGCATCGAATGCTTCTGCTAATTTCTTAACAGTAAAGTTTTCATTACCGTACATAGATTCCAATGCTCCTTCTGCTACCGTAATAGCAGCTTTAGAGTCAGCAGTTTCATTTGCTAATTGGTCTACACGAGTCTTTTGGCGACTAACCTCATTTGACAGCGCTCTAGAGAACTGTCTATTTTTTGCAGCATTTTCTGCTGACTTACCTGTAGAAGCTTGATTAGCTTCCATTCTTTCCAAAAATGTCATTCCCTCTGTAATCTCCTTAACCTCTTTTCTCTTAGCCATCTTTATCTAAAATATAAAATCATTCAATAAATCATCGTCATCTTCACCAATGAAGGTTGGGATTATGATTTCTTTTTCTACGTCCTTATCAGGACTCCACAAAACTATAGCTTCTTCATCTAAAATAGATGTAATCTGACTATTAGCCTTTTTCTTCTTTATAGTTGTAGTCGTACCTGAACCTGTTGTATTCATTAGTTCTTTATACTCCTTAAAGCTAAGGAACTTATGATTTGGTATCTCACCATCATGGTCTATACTATCCGCAACTAAAACATCTAATCTTTTCTGATTAATCTTTTTCCTCTGGCTAGGTGTTAGAGGATTTATTCCAGTAATATTCACTAACTCATCATACTCTTCAGCACTAATGATACCAGTATTATCTTTACGGTATTTACCCTTAACTCTGTCGTCAACTAAGGCATCTATTCGTTTCTGAACAGGTGTACGAGATTTACCACTAGAGCCAAACTGACTATAGTGTGCAAGTACATCACTATTCTTAGGTACATGATTAATCTGTTCACGTAAGCTACTAGGAGTAAAAATCTTAGATTTTAATTTCTTAGAAGTATTAGCCGTAGCATCAAATAACTGGATGTCATCATATGTATGATTAATTTCCCATGCCATTACCTTAGTATTATCAGGTCTACTAGTGACTGGTCTATACTGCATACCATCAAATAACAAGTATCTGTAAGAAGGTTTATACACAGTCTCAGTATATAAAGTATAGAATCCTAAACTATCTAAATGCATAGCTAGTTTTTCCCTTGTAGCTTTCTTTACTCTATCTATACTTAAATAAAACTTCCTAGGTAAATCAATCTTATCCTTCAATTTATCTTTAGTAATATAGACAAACTGTGGATTGATTCTAGTACTCGTATAACTCCTAAAATTACTATCATCAAATGCATGCTTAGGTCTTGATGGAACCATACCAGCGCCCTTAAGAACTTCTACTAGATAATCTTTATGACTAATCTTCTTCACCACTTCTACCGAGACTTTACCATTATACAGGTAAAATCTATCTCTCTCCTTTATTGTCATTATGTTTCTAATTTAAACGTACTGAACGTAGTAAGGTCAAAAATACGCTTCTTAGTATTTAGACATTTGTAATATGCTTCCCATACTGCAATTGACGTATCTTTATCTAATCCTGTTGTATAACTATGTTCCTTAGATATTTCAAATACTAACGTTACAATGCCTTCTGTATTAGCTGCTAATCTAACTCTAGTAGGCATTAGGATGTCATACCTACTTACTTTTATTGGAATCATTTGCTGCTTTCTTAGGTGTTTGTAACTTTTCTATTTTTTCTTCTAAACTACTAACTAAATCCTTTAAATCTAATAGTTCACGTCTAGCATTAGTAAGGTTACGCAACATCTCGTTCTTGGCTACGAATAGGTCTACTATCTGTGCTTCTGCAGCATCCAAGGCATATATACCTTTTAATAGTACTTTGCTCTTAGAACGTCGTTCAGTTGACGGAAATAACTCTTTACTCTTAAGTTCCATATCAAGTATTTAACTTAGGTTATGTACTCTCTTTCTTTTATTAGAACTCCTGCATAGAATCGAACTATACATACCTCCAACAGGTAGAAGTTTCAGATGTGTAACAAAATTACTCATCACTCTGCTCAAGATAATCGTTTGGGTTGATTTTTCTTGAATATATCTTTTTATCAGGAATCTCTCTCTTAGGTCTTACAGACTTATGAATAGATTTATCCTTATTGTCGTTTGCTCGTTTGTAATATTTAAGTCTAAGCTCTATACGCCTAGTAAATATTAAATAGTAGTCAGAGTACTTAGTACTCGGTATACGTTCCTTTTTAAATAGTATCTTACCTGTATCATGGTAAGTTGTACTAAGTTTAGTAATAGCAGGAAATTGCTCTACATACTCTAAAGGTAATCTAATTAGGGGAAATGGTGGTCTGCATATAAGTTGTGATGGTATACGTCTTACTATATTTAAACATTGTCTAGTGGTTGTTACATAGAATTCTAAGAAATGATTGATGATTTTGTATTCCTTAGCTTTAAAGTGGTCAATCCACAACATACTTCTTTCAAAGGTATTAATAAACAATGATGCTTCATCAAAAGTATCATCATATATATGCTGCTCATATGGTGCTATCGCTTTATCCCAAGTTAAATAGGATATTACTCTAGAGATAGAACCAAATAACGGCTTACTTTCTAAATGATTGTCATACTCAGTCCAATCCTCAGTCTCAATTGACTGAGTTTTTAGTACTTTCCTTAACTTATAGTATTCTTTATAACTTTGAGCATTATATTCCATAGTTCTAAAAGCTACAGTAACAATCTCATCTCTAGTTAACTTAAAATATCTCAGTAACTCTCTAGCCATAACAAAATTACGGCTATCTAAGTTAACTATCAACACAAATATATTCTCAATAGAGCTGCGCCTCTCCGTATCTACTTCCTGCATCGTCATTGGTCTCGGATTTTAAAGTTTCATTAAACCATCTATGCTTTACTCTTTTAAATTCTACTCTCTGTACTTGTCTACCAGTCCTATTGAAAATATCTTGTATTAGATAATTCCTTAGTAACATCATGTAAGTTAATCTCAATTCAGCTATATCATTATGTTCGAATACGATTGGTCCATCTCCAAATAAACTAATATTTGACCAGTTATTAATCGTACCATCTCTTAAATATAATTTAGCTTCTACTTTTAATTCTACAGTAGGCATTGCACTCCTCGGTGTCATTGTATCTTCCACTTCTCTTTCAGTAACTTAGTTTCCTTATTAAAAAAAGAAAGTAGGTAGCTCGCTACCTACTAACTTTACTCTATTATACGCTATTCTCAATTCTTAATTATTCGCTCTTCATACTTTTTAATAAATCAGCAATGGATTCACCATGCTTACTTAAAAAGTCTTTTGTAGATTCTGTAACGGCATCTAGTACTTTTCTTTTAAAGATAAGTCTAAACAGGCTTTGCTCTAAGGTACTAGAATCGTCATCGTCATTTGTAACCAAATTTGCGATATTAAATAACTTTTCTTCTTCTTCTCCTAATATTGTAGTAGGGTCATCTGTAATTAAGTCATTAAACTCAGCATGTTCAGTAGCGACTATTCGCATACCTAACTCATGAACTATAACAATTACATCTGTACCAACACCTTGCATCAAAGCCAACATAGTAGTTTCACTAATCAAGTCTTCATTACCAATCATAATACAAGTGAAATTCTTATCACTTAGTTTTTTGTTGGTTCTTTCACACTTTGTTGCTTCAATTATCAATCCTACAATATCTATCTTAAAAATAGATACAGAGTAATCAGAGTTATTAAGTACTTTTTGATGTTCTATTAGTCCTGCATAAAGTACTGATATTGGACTATTTATCTTAGGTATTTCTTGATAGTTATCTTTTGTGAATGCAAAGTCATTTGCATTATAACCTTTTCGTGCAAATGATTTAAATGAATTTATTGTCTCTATCATGGTTCTATTTATCTAAAAGTAATGTTTTTAAAGTAATAAATTAGTTAACCTCTGGATTATCCATAAACTCTGCTCTATCCTTTTTACAAGAAGCACAAGAACATGGACTGCTATCTCTAGCTTCTAATGTTTTAGTGATATAGGTTTTAGAAGCAATTACTGCTACCTTACCCTCAGAATTAAACAGTATGCATACAGAAGGCTCAAACGCATCTAACATACCTGACAGTACAGTCTCAGGTACATCTGAGATATTACCTTCAAATAATACATGCAAGGCTCTAAAGTTAACATGCTTGATTATATCCAATTGCTCAGAATTATCTGGTATACTACGATCTATAGCAGAAATTAATGAAAGTCCTTCAATGAACGCAGTTATGTTAAACCGCATTATGAAATCTCTATTCGAATGCTCAAAATGATGTGTTAGAGCAGATAACATCATTCTTGATGCTGGATCTTTTGCAGTTCCATATAACTCTTTAGGTGTAAAGAACGATATATTGTCTTTATTAGTAAAAGCTTGTATAGGTAATGCAAAGGCAGTAGGATTAGCTTCTATTTTCTCGTGAAAAGATTTTAAGAACTCTTCACTACTTCCTCCAACAGAAATAGTTTCTACAGAAATAGTTGTCTTAGTCTTGTCGTTAAGCATGTGTTAGTAAGTTATTTTTTAGTAATTACGAAAATGGTGTTATTATTATTATCAGCAGTTCTAGACCGCATAAAGTCTCCTTTGTGTCTAATGACCTTATAATCAGGGTCATTCACTATTCTAAATAATCCATGAATAGTCTCAGTACCATACAGTATGATTCTAGTCACAGTAGTTCTGTTTAGAATCTTATAGAAATCAAAGCCATACATGTTACTACCAATCTCCTCCTCCTCATCTCCTTTACGATATATCTGAGTACACCATGAACCTACTATTGTAGTTGGCTTATACTTAGCAATCGCTTGGATTACTTCTAGTGTTTGAATATCACTAGGATACCTGATTACAGGTTGTCCAGATATTGCATACATAGCTCTCATTTCAGGTGTCTCTTGTAACCGACTATCAGTCACAGGGATACCTAATGCTCTACCCAGTGTACCTAGTCCTGAACCAACTGCAATTACATTCTGCGTACCTTCACTAAAGAACTGTACGTTTATGTAATCTATTAGCTCATCGGTAATAATGCCATAAATACCTTTCTTGTGACAGTATAGACGAATCTTGTCTTTATCTATAGCATCTACTGTTTCTACTGGCACAGGTACAACTAAGCCTTTGAACATGAAAACTTTATTAAATGAAGCCATCTCTTTATTAGAAATATCATGTACATGTACTGAATGTGGTAAATTATTAAAAGTATATGCTTGAGCTATTAGTTCTTCCAAGTCCATTAATAGTTTTTTAGTTAGTAATTAATAATTAGTAATTTATTAAAATTTATACAGCAGCCGATGTAATAGTAATCTCAACTGTAGTAGCATCTGAGCCATCAGGTTGCATCATACTAGCATATTTAAATGCAGTTGAAGTATGTGTACGTTCAGTTCCTACTACTGTAGTAACGTAAGCATCATCTGTAACAATAAGTCTAAAATCAACTAGTTCTTGAGCCATGAGTCCTTTGACCATAGCTAAGTCCATAGTAGTAATTTTAGTAATTTCTATAAGTGCGTCTGCTCTACTGATTATTGTATAATCAATTGCAGTAGTATTAAAAGTTGAGTCTATCCAAACACCTGTAAGTTCGGCTGAATGACTTCTATAACCTAATGTATACATTGTAAAGTAGTTATAGTAAAGTAGTAGTAATGATTAATTACTGTCTTTATTTTTTATTTAGAGTTGGGAAATATAAAACAATGTTGTCTTATATCTCCCCTCGTTAACCCTAAAATACATTTCAAATTAGTTTTCCAATTTGCGGTCAGTACCCCTACTAACCTTAAGCATCGTATAGACCTAAACCTTTCAGCCAATTGGAATAAAACCACCAACAATCCGAAGACTATTGGTGGAAAGAATATATAAAAATGAAGAAGTTTTATCGAAATTCTAATGGTGCAGTATCCGAATGGAAATCACCATTATAATGCAGTGCGGGTAAACCTCCTACAAAAGTAAAATTAGTAGTATCTGATATATCATTACAAGTTGGACATGTAGTAATATAGACAGTGTATAAAATTAATGCATCTGCAGGTATATTCGGAAAATACGCTAGTTTATATAGATCTGACTGGTATCTTCCTTGACTGTTTACTGGACCAGTCCATGCCCAATCTGGATTCTTTATTACATTAATTGTGTTCCCATAATCTTCCAAATAAGATTGAGGATTAATAGATGTATCAGGATACACTTCAGCTTTAATGAAATGATGATGTCCTGGAGTATAAATATTATCCATGGTTACTTGTTCCCAATTGAATTGAAAGTATCCGCCTTCATTATCAAAAGTTGAAGAAATAGTTCCAGATACACTTGGGTTACTTGGAGTAATGTTAATACTCTCGTCCTGTTGGCAGCTCACAAACATACATATAATAACTAACAATGTTAGCATACTTAATAGTCGTGGCAAAGGTAAATTTTTCATAATAATAGATTTAAAATAATGAGAAATTAAAATGGATTTGTTTTTTAGCTTAGTTTTCTTTCTTTTTATAGTTGTCTCCTAGAGGTGATACTATGTATACTACCCCTAATATAACAAATATAATTGCTAATGTTTGCATAATTTGTTAAATTCTGCAATGAACTGTCTTATTAACTTACGTAATTGAGCGACATCGTTCATATCAGAATACAATTGAGTGTATTCTTTACGAGAACGATTAGTGCGCTTTGTATCAATTGTTCCACGTAGTTCTATTATTGCTGTATTCAGCCGTCTAGCTATTTTATTCAACCAAGCTGCTTTATTGTTATAAATCAACTTATTGATAGCTTCTTCAGGCAAATTTTCCAGATACACAATTTTTCCGTCGTGCATCATTCTTATGTTAGTATTAGGCTTAGTCTCAGTCTTAGTAATGTTGTCCAAAATTCAGTATTTATAATGTTAGATAATTACAAGGTCTAAGCTTCTGACTTACTTCTATAGTGTCAGCGTCTTGTACTTGATACTTTATGTCTAATAATTCATCACAATCATCGAAGCGATCATCTCCGTAACTGCGAATGAATGTAGTTATTTTCTTTGTTTTACTTTTCTCTTCAGCTACGATTGTAATCATATGCATTAAGAATAGTACTAAAGCTAATATAATTGTATACTTTATTACAGTATTGTAATTCATTATTGATATTGAGTGTTTAAAAAGCCCATCCTCCTATCACAGAGGATGAGCCTACCTAATTAAAGTAAGTCTTCTAACCTATAAAAAACTATGGCACTACGGGTACTAAGCGTAGTGATATAATTTTCATTTATAGTTAGTACCTAGAAGACTATGCTATTGCAGTAGGTATGTAGTCAGGGTAGCAATTTTCACAATCTGCTGGATTGAATATAATCCAGTAGTAATAGTATGCACATTCAGGGTCTAGTTCACACTCATAGCATCTGTTATTAATGCTATTAGTACTGTTATCTATACCGCAGTTCATGTATGGGAACAATTTACTAAAGAATCCATTGCCTTTACCTCTAGTTTTAGGTAAATACACTGCTTTTCTTTTAATTTTGTTCGCTTTTTTCTTTTTTGCAACGGTTTCTTTACCAAAACCATATTTTCCATCACCATTTATATCTTTACGATGATGGCGAGCATAGTTTAAGCTACTTCTATAGCAATTCTTATGTACTTCAAACAAATCATGGTCTGTTCTTTTGTGTTTCAGCATCAATTCTTTCTGTACTTCAGCAAATTCAATGACTTCATCGTAAGTAGTTAAGCTACTACAGTCACATTGACCTATTAACTTGGTTAAAACGATTGTTTCTACTTGAGTTACAGTGTCTTTCACTACTACATTGATATAAACAGTGTCTACAGTACTAATTACTACTGTATCTACTACAGTAATACAGTCATTTCTAGTAATCATATCATCGTAAGTATTACTAAACGTACCCGTACCATTAACCATGTCACATGGACATAAATCAATAGACTCATCAGAACCTACAGACTCTGGTGCAAAGTTACCTAATATTGCCTCTTTAAGTCCATCTGGAAAACTTCTTGTAATAAATACATCTGACTGGTGACAGTCATAGTAACAGTAGTTAACAATTTGTTGGTTATTGAAACCATTATCCGAATAACTGTAATATTCAACAGGATAGTTATTAGCTATACAATGTTGTACTACAAGTGAACGGAACTCTGTCATACCAATACTACCATCATTAGGTAGTTCATACTCAGACATAATCGACTCGTACAAGTATGTTGTACCATTATCTGATGATAATGTTTGACTGAATAAAACGACAGTCATTAATGCGAATGCAAAGGTTAATAAACCTTTTAATAGTAAATGTTTCATAGTAATATATTATAGGTTAAAAATAAAATAATAAAATAATTTGCGGATTTAGTTAAAATCCTTGAGCGTCGTAAAGACCTAAACCTCAATGCAATTGCATATCAGCCAATTATTTATAAAACGCAACGGTGGAGACAGACAAACCACCGTTGCAACCATTAAAAAACTAAAACCCATAAACAAGGGTTAAAACCCGATAAATATGACAAGTCTTATGTTTCTTATTTAATTTCTTTTTCTTTCTCATAGTAAATACCCATTTCTTTTTCTTCCTTCTCTTCTTACTAACGGGTTGTCCTAAACTGAAATCAATACCTAGTTTCTTACGAATCGTTGATTCTAATCTAACATAGGAATTACCATCCGTACTATACTCATGTTTTGTAACTAAGTCTTTATCTTTCATAGTTCCTTTATACACAACTATACCGAATGAATTATTCATAAAAGCACTTGAAATTGCCTCAATATCATACTCTAAAGCTAATCTATCATAAACTTCTTTAAATATACTTGCAGCAACCTTTTTAGGTACAGGTACATATAAACTACTTCCGTAAGTGCAAGATGACTCTCCTCGCTTCTTCTTACCTTTTATACTCCCTTTGGGTAAAGGGAATTGAGTTATTAAATATTCATCTTGCATGAACATTATTTCATACCCAAAACAATCTCCTTTTCTTTGTATTTGACCTCTAATTCTATCCACCAAATAATCTACCGAAGGTATAAAGGTTGGATGTACTTCAGTAAATATTTCATTCATGTCACATACTTTAAAAAATCAGGATACCACCTAAGCAGTACCCTGAATTCAATTATTAATTCAATAATTATGAAAAAATTCTTCCCTCAAAAAAAGAACTATTATCCGTAACATGGTGAGCAGTAGTTAATTCCATACTAATAGGAATCCATCTATCTGTCCACATAAAGAATTGTTCAGTGTTTGTATTCTGAACAATATCTCCACGCATAAAACCTCTGCATGGTTTGTCACACCAAAAGTCATAAAGATTCTGACATGTAGTCTTAATCTCTAATAAACCCAACTTGGTGGTAATCTCGCCAACTTCATCCCATTCTTCTTCCGCTACACTAATAGCTTGGAGATTAGAATTACTGTTGTGCATCATTCCGACTGGTTTACTCGGATAGAATATCTTAAAAATAATAGGTGTACCTTGATTCATTATGTGCATATGTTTTGTGTCAAAAAATAAAAGGTACAGCTTTACAAAGGGTTTACTACGTCCTTAAAGCTGTACCACAAACATTACTAACTGTTACCTATCAGGCAACAAACTAACTAAAGACTAAAACTTATCGCATTAACATGGCTAATGCTCTTTTGTTTCTTGGTGTTGGTATTGGATGTACTAAATTAGCTATATCTGCAATAGAATAGCCAATCAGTGTTTTATTGTGTGTTAATAAAGATTTTGATGAAAAATTGTCAAATGCCTTTGCTAATCCTTGACGAATAGCACTAGGCAATTTCCTTGTACCTCTGACTGTTTCTAATATGATAATCATATTCTCAAGCATATATGGTTCGTTACAAATAATCGCAATTGTCTCTTTAACAGAGTAATTGTGATGTTTATTTGTTAGTACAACTAACCATAAAGCTGATAAATAATAATTATGTACTTTCTTACAGGTTACTGCCAGTTCTAAAATCTTTGAGGGTTCAATACTATGCACCATAGACTCTATCTCATAAATGAGATTTGGACGGTCTTTGTTGGCACTTAAAACTAAAGATTCGAATTCGGAGTACATTGGTTCATTTAACTGTGTAAAGATAAAAAGCAGATGCCTGTTATCCTTATTCTTATTGATATTAAAGATTATTAAAAAATTAGTTAATACCAACTAGGCATCTGCTGTATTTTTTAAAAGATAGTCTTATAGGCAGTCTCCTAAGAGACTACCTGAATTTAAAGACACAACTACAGCTATGCACACTGTAAATCTTCCAATAATTCTTTTATATCAGTTAAATTAACTCTATATACATCATTGATAAGGACATGATCCCTAACAATTTTAATATCTTTATTCTTGACTTTATAAGGTAATAAATTAGAATTGTTGATAAGTTCAAACAATTCAGCTTTATACTTCATAATACTCTTGTCTATTGCTTTATACTTTATTGCCTTACGTTCTGTAGACATATTAGATTTAACAATATCGACCCGCTTATTCAACCATCTCTTCAACATATTGTACTGTTTTAATAATAAGTAAAAAGAATAAAAACTAGAATTTGATGTCCAAACTCATACCATCTTTTTCTTTTACTACTTCAATACTCGTTGGCTTATGTTCAAGCGTTACTCTTTCAATAAAACGAATTACTCTATTGAACATATTAGGTTCTGGCGCAATAATTACCAAATTCAATTCTTCAGTATCTATTTCAGTATCTGTTTCTGTTTCTGGTTCAACTTTCACAACCTCAGTCTCAGCAGTCTCAGTCTCAGCAACCCCACCAATTTCATCTGGTGTTTCCTCATCTCCGATAATTGGAGCTGGTGATGGTGCTATAGAAGGCGTTGTAACTGCAGGTATTGGATCTGGTGTACTAGTTGTACTAGGTGGATTCGGTAGATTATCTTGTGCTTCAAGTAAATCCAATGCAGCCTTTTGCACCAGTTTCAATTCACGCATAGCTTCCTTGACTTTTCTCACCAATTTCTCTTCAGTAGAATCTACTGTAAATTCAATGGCTTGATAGCGGAATCTACGCATTCTAGCATGAAGAGTTGCAGCAACAGCATCTTTAAGAATCATTTTCTTCCATTGCTGATAACAAGCTACCCCACTGAATTCTCCATTAAATACTTTATCTGAGGCACTTTCACCCCATTTCTTCATTCCTACTTCAGCCTTAGCTTCATCCATTGAATATGAAGCAATATGAGCTTTTAGCATTAAATTCTTGTCTTCTGTCCACAATGTTACTCCAGGTATATATTTACCTTTTTTACTTGATTTGGTACTTGCTTGGAAACTTGATTTGGTTTTTGCCATTTTTTAAATAGGTTATTTATTTTTTTTAATAAGGTTAATAGTACGTATTATAAAATCAACAGACATGTCCCAAAAAATAGTGGACAAAGGCTAAAACTATAACTAAAACAAGAACCACCGCTACTACAAGAACCAGAACAAGGACAGTTGCTTCCTATCAGGAAGACTGGTTTTTTGTATTTGTGTAGACGATGCGATTTATTATTATAGTTTTTCTGTTTAAGCGACAGTTGCCGATGGCTGTAAGTTTTTTTGGTGACAGCCTGTTGATTAGTATCTTAATTATTCTTCAATCTCAATGATGCAATTTCTTGCAGTAATTCAGTACGATAGTTCTCTACCGTTTCTGTATACTTTTGAATTTCTTTATTATGCTCTAAGCAAGCTGTATTATATGTAGCCATAGTTTTTTGAAACTGTAGAGTATAACTTCTTTGCAATGAACGAGCCTTGTCTTTCATCAATTTAAACAGACCGTTACGATTCATTTGTAACTCGTTATAACTTTTCTGTAATGACTCATCAGTCTTCTGGAAGTCTTTCTCATAATCATAAGCAAGAACATCTTTTACTAATACTATAATAGCATCATTAGATATAGTCTCACTATCTTGTTCTTTACTAGCTAGTGATAGCGAGCGTAAGAACGAATCATTATGAATTTGACTACCATATGCAGAAGCACTAGATTCTAGTTCTAGCATAGTTTTAATGTTACTAGTACCGAATGCAGTCAACAATTCTAGTGAACTGTTACGAAGCAACATTTCAGCCTTATTAAAGGTACAGAAACTATTGATGTCACATTTAGTAGCATTATCCTTGCTAGTCATAACAGGTGCAATAGCTGTGAACTTAGGCTTATCTAGCTCCAAGTATTCAGCTACTTCATCTACAGTCATTGAAACCAATGAGTTTCTAACGATTTCCTTATAGTTGATAGCTTGACCTAACCAAGCATTATCAGCTTTAAGTGCAGCTATAGTAGTAATAGCACTAAAGTCTGAAGCTAAGATTTTATCACTGATTGGTGTAATAATTGGTTTATTATTACGGCTACCTAATACAATGCGATGAGTTTCATAAATCTTACCATCAAATTTAGATTCTAGTCTAGCTAGTTTATTCTTGTTCTCTTCCTTCAGACGTTGTGCCTGACTTGAAGAAATACTGTGCTCTTTTTCTAGTGTAAAGATTATGCTAGCTAATGGGAAAATAGTTGCAATTTTCATAAGGTTGTTTAGTTTTATTTAGTTTGTTAATTTAAAATGAAAACGATGTACCAATTAAGGTACATCGCTAGAAAGTGTTCAAGAACACAGAAAGATCTATAGACTCCTATAAAAATATATGATAATAAAAATAGAAATAAATAAAAGACGAACACTTTCATAAGTTTAAGCTACATATTTGTGTAATGGACCAGTCTCTATGACCTTGGCTCCAGAATTGTCACACACAGCTTTTAATTTCGTTACCTTGTCGTCCGTTGGAAACCCATCTACAGCTAAGTAAACAGAATCCTCAGCCTCTACATAGTAGAATACTGCTAAGGGTATTAATTTTATTTCTTTTTTCACTTGTTCCTTCTCCTCTTCCGATAATGCAGTTAGTTTAAACATAGTAAAAGTTTTTAAAAGCATTCAACCCTATCCTTGGCAGAACAGTATAACTTGAGTTAATACGGTTGAATGCAATGATTTAACATCTTAAAATTAAATGACTTTCGTTTCGGCTATTATTTTAATTCGCTTGCCATCATCAGATTTAAAGTTGCGAAATGATTCCCAGACATCGTTACTTGCCTGGGAATCGGGATATAATTATGGTTGTTGGTTATCTTGTTTGTTATCTTCTTGACTAATTAATCTTGTTAAACTTCTAATACAATATATATTTGTTAATATAGTGAGACCTAGTATGTTTATCTCATATAAAGCTGGTGAATCTACTTTACCTGCTAAAATACATAGTGCAATAGTATAGATTATTCTAGTACTTTTTTCTATAAGTACACAAACTATAGCTATGCGTAACCATTTGCTAGCCTTCATACTTAATACTTAGGTTTGGTTGTACCATCGGATATACGTTCAGCTATCGTCGATTCAGCTTCTCGCCAAAAAACATCTTCTTCCGTACCTACTTCTAATGAGGTTGCATCAGCATACATGCCTCCCATTCGATTTGTAATGTATCTAATTTGAACACCTTGATTAAAGTCATAATCATAGAAAACTTTTTTACCGTTAACTGTTGTCTTGTTTGGTTTGTCTGAGTTGCCTGCCATAATAGTTAATTATTTAGTTAGTTAATGTTTAGAAAAATTGGGAGAACGTTATAGTCACGTCCTCCCAGTAAGTATGCAAAGACTTACTTAACCGATTCTTACGAATGCGTATAGTTCAATATCGTTTTCAAGTCTCTAGCCATCAATACCCAATTAAGGTATTGTGGTTCAACTTGGGTATAACTCAAATATTTCTTTACTTGTTTACTCACTATCTCTAGAGTACTAGAGGTAGGAATATCAACAGTCAACCAATCATCTACTTTACTTACTGTAGATACAGTAAAGTCGTGATGGATATGGATTTTAGTAGGCGCTTCTACTACTTCTGCAGATACAGGTGTATCAATTACTAGTGTATCAGTTGTAGGAGCATCTAAAACAGCATCAAGTGCTACATTCATATTCTTTATTTTGATTTTAAAAGTAAAAAGTCTAACCCTTGGACTATCTTTATAACCAGCTCGATAAAAAAAGATAGAATGGGTTAGACTAAATTATATTAAAAACGTGTTCTACACATTATAGAAACTACTAAATAAGTATGATAGAACACGTCTTTATACGGTGGGTACAATCCCAAATAACCTTCCAACGAGAAATTTTGACTAAGTTATTTAAAAAATAGTCTGATTGTACCCTTATTTTTACTCGTCCGTAAATACTACAAGTGGACAAGCTCTATTATATACTGCTTTAATTCCTTGTATGAAGAAATACAGTTTACTATCTTCTTTATCGTACTCTTTGTTTGAATACTCAAATAGCCAATTGATACCAAATATGATACCAATAACACCAGATGTTAGTACTAATATAAATATTATTATTGCTATAAACTTAATTAAGCCTATTACACTTGCCATAACACCTAATAATACTATAAGTAATGTAAAGCCTATGCCTACTAAACTTATTGCAAACCATTTGATTGCAAACTTTAGATTAACTTTATTATCTAAATAGTCTGCTATATAAGCTGCACCAGTACCTGCTTTTGTAGCAAGCCACATTATTGGTAAGAATATAAAAGCTAATAATGTCTTCCAAAACAATGGACATCCTCTAGTAGTTTTAACTAAAGGTGTATCATAATCAGACATTGTGTCTAAATATTGTAACCACTTATAAATCTTCCCTGATTTCTTAATCTTCATATCCCTCTCCACTTTAATACAATAATATACAAAATTATCTTTTTTTGCTAAAGTTAAAGGATGGAGCCAATGAGAAAAAAGTCTCCATCCTTCCTTTAACACTTTAACTAACTCACTTTAAACTCAATCTAAAATGGTGGCATATTGAGGATTCGAACCTCTACTCTCGTAAATTAACTCCATACGTACTCATTCCCCCAATTTATGGAAGTCTTACTTACGCCGTTAATAAAATGCCTGATACATGGGTATAGTATCTAATTTAGAGTATCTAGTTTAGATGTGCATTATTCTTGTACTCAATATCAGGACACATCATAATTCCCAATTGGTCACACTTATCTGAATACTGCTTGCTTGTAACATAATCTTTAGAAACTTCATAAAACCATCTTAATACAGTATTATGTTTAACTTTTAAATCTGGAAGTTTAGTTTCTTTTACTCTTTGGTTATGAAATCGTTTTACTTTACCTTTTTGAAGCCAATCTAATGAACTTGCCATCTCTTTAATAGTTTTAGATAAAAAAATGGAGGTAACTGCTTAATTACCTCCTCACAGAACAAAAAAGCTTACTCAAACTTTCTATTTCTTAATTTTACGTTGCCTTCAAATGCAGCAGTTACTGTTCCTACTATTATGCCAATTTTCTCATTAGCTTCAACAGTAAACTCAATAGAGTTAAGTACTTCATTATCTTCATCGTATGTGATTATTACATCTTCACTAAACTCAAAGTTTAATGAATAGATCTTATTAGTTGATTTAATAACAACTATTTCTTCATCATAAATATTCTTGATGTGTAAGTTGTACATAGGTTTCAGGTATTTGCTACAATTTACTTAATTCAGTTTGGAATCTAACTATCTGAGATAGTTGACTTTGTAATCTATTCTTCCAGTGTTCAGAGATATGAACTGGAACAACTTTGTATTGTTTGTACTCAGTAACTTTCTCTTGCTTGAGTGCTTTCAATTTAGCTTTCTCTGCTGCAATGTTTGCTTTAATATCAGCTTTACTACGTAACATAGTTATTGTTTTAATGTGGTTAGGTAAATAATTAATTAAATGGTCAATGGGTTCATCTTTTTTAGGTTCTTTAGGTTTAAGGAATCTCTCACGAAATTCATGTACTAAAAAGCAACCTACAATGATACCTAAAGTTTTTAATATTGCTGTAAGTAACATATTATTGATTGTAAACGTTTGTAACCCTAACAGGAATCGAACCTGCATTTCCTTACTAATTAAACCCACAGCGCCGATTTAACGACTGATTTAACGTTCTGATGTCCTGTCCATTTAGACGATAGGATTTCTACCAAGTATTGCTGCTTGGAATATATTGTAACTCTAGCAGGATTCGAACCCACAATTCAGTACTAACCAAAACATAACTATTTACCAATTGAATGGTTGCTTTCGCATAGTTTTGGTGTTCCTACGTCTTATCCAGTTAGACCATAGAGTAACCCTAGAATAAACTAGTAGGCTTCTTAAAATACTTGACACGATAGACTTTAAAACTAGTCCTTGATATGATTATAATTAAGTGTCTACGCTGTGCCAAGTATTATATTATTTATATCTACTAAGCATAATGCTTTCGTTAGAATATTTCTTTCGTTTTTTATCCTCTTCCTTCTCCTCCTTGGTAATTCTTGCCTTAATCTTCTCTTTCTGCATCTGTATAGTATTGTATCTAAGTAGCTTCTCTTTCATTTTACGTTCATCTTCCTCGTCAAATGTTTCATATTGAGCTGCATCAACTACACATAATATATGTAATATAAATGCTACTATAAATACTGCTGGACTTATATGAGTGGTATAATAACCAATACTATACAATGTAAAGATAGTAAGCATATCACTAGCTCCTTTATACCTATTCTGTGCTAATTGTCCTAGTCCTGGGAGTATTAGGCTTAGAAATGCTGCATTGTTAATCATTCTACTTAATTTTTAAGTCCAGCAAACTCTATCTTTTATCTTTCTTTATTGAAATCGCAATATTCTCTAAGGTCACAGGTTTACCTCCAGTCAAATCAGTAACGATTTTTCTATCCTGTGTTGAAGGTGGAACATACTCCCAATTAGATTTGGTATTATATAATACATCTCCGAATATAATACTACTCCTCCAAAATGGTGGATACTTACCTTCAAAGGCTTCTTTAATCTTAGCTGTATTCTCAATCCATTCTTCCTCACTCTTAGAACTCTCTAGTAGTTCTACACATTCTTTCTTAGTCATGTTAATGATTTTGAAAGTTAATTCAACTCTTTCTTTTAGTACTAGATAGTAGTACTGCCTATATGATTATCAGGAGTTACATCTTCTGGAGTTAACTCATAATATATACTATATGCAAATTGTTTAATATTCACAGGTCTACAATAAACGATTGTATCTTTATCTGTACCAGTTTTAACATGATAGCAATTTATAATTGGATTAGTATATACTTTTGTAAGATTTACATTAGTATAGTAAAAATCTACTTCACCACTTTTAGTATCACCCTCAACTTTAAGACGATACTCTAATTTCAAAATATCTTCTACTTTCATTGCAGTACCTAAACTATCTTCCTTCTTTTGTCTATTAAATTCCATTACTTTTACTTTATTATAGTTTTTATTCAAAACTCTTTCTTTTAACTAGTATACTTCAAGATAATATACTCAGCTTGTCTTACTAATTCACTCATAACGATTAAGAAATCATCTTCATCTCTAAATTTCTTTGTTATTTGTGTACTTTCTTTAACTAAACACGTTAATGTATCGTATCTACTATCGTAAGCAACAACAAAAGATTCTCCATAAATAGTTGTATTAAGAACCATACCAAGTTTACTATAATTAAAACCAGTACAATCAACTAATTTATCTGTAAACTCTCTTGATAAGCCTCTTACTTCCTTGATTATATCAATATGTTTTTGAAAATTAAATCCGTCCATTTTAACTTGTTATAGGTTCAGGTAAATCATCTGGTGTATCAATAGTTAGAGAATACTCTTCAGCTAACTTTATCATCTCCTCTGTCATCCATGGAATGAATGTCGTTACTATCTGTTCACCTAATGGCACTTTAGTAGACCCATTATATACTATAAATCGACCATTACGCCAGAGTATCATCTTTAGTACATTACCCTTCTTATCACAGTATATACCTCCTTCTCTATGTACTTCCATAGTTATTATATTTTCTGTACATTCTCTCTTTCTCTCTCAACCTTACCACAATTTAAACTCATTTGGCGTGCAATGCACTTAACTTCAGAGTACTCATATAATATGAGCTGTGACCAACCATTTAGGAATTTTCTTAATAACAACAGAATCTCAATGAAACTCTGTTGTTATTTTAATATACTAATACTCCAGAATATCTGAAATACATATAAATAAATACTGGACACAGAAACCATATAATAAAAGTGTTTCTCATTGCATCGTCCATTTCTTTTACTCTTTTCTTTTCTTTCTGTTCATCCACCGATATAAGCGAAGAATACCTAAGCTTAAAGTCATTAAAATGATACTCTGAGTTAAATACCCAATGATTAGTGTAGACTATTACACCTTCATTAAGCGCTTCTCTAACTAAGATATTCTTTAATGCTCTAGTATTCTTCTTATTGGAGAACAATATGTTCGAATCAATTATTATGGTAAATTTAACCATTAAACTTAACGAACACATGATTAACGTCTATTAGTTCTTCATTGATGATTTGACTAATTTTGTGCCAATTACCATTAGCTAATCCAGCACCAATTGCAGGATATGCAATAGTAAAACCAGGTTCAGAACCTTTATATTCGTTATTTAATTTCTTAAATATCTTACGCAATCCTTCATACTCAACATGGTCTACATTTCTTGGTAGAAAGTCATATTGAGTATAAGCATTAATAACTGTTAGGTTCTCGCCTAAGCGGTTTCTAACGCTCCAGTAAGTAAAACTACCAATTTTACTTTTATCTCCTTTAGTAGTAGCTAAATCAGCTTCATATGCTTCAGGAATCTTCTCCTTAATTTCTCGTGCAATACCTGAACCCATCGTACAATGACAATTACAACCATGTACAATCACATCATAATGACCATCCAATCCTAGTTCAACTAAGTTACCAAGAACAGTTCTCGGAGCTTTAGGTTTATCAGGGAAGTTATATGCTATAATATCCTGAACTTCTTCAAATGATTGAGAGAGCATAAACTCTTGCTCACATATAAGGTTATCCGAACCTTGGAAGTCAATAGACAATCCACCTGGATCACCTTTCATAACTGGTGGCATAATCACTGCTACAGTACCTTGTTCATCCATTTTCAATATTAGTTTACCTTGTACTATTAACATTGCAGTTATGAATTTTGGTAATGCTAAAACTTCAACATGATTGGGTACTTCTAGGGAATAAACCCCGAATTTAATAGTTTTCATTATTCCATGTATTTTTTCTCGGTTAACATTTCAGTTGTTGCAATATCTGTAACGACTTCCATTACATCATCTCTTTCCTCTAATAAATTAGCTAAACGATACTTAAGGTCATTATCTCTATTAAGTTCAGCTTCTTTCTTCTCTGCAGTTATCTTATCATTTATATCTGATAATCTAATTGCCCACTTCTCCTTTGGTGTCATTTACTGTAGTTTGTAAGTCACATAGTACTTCTTGTATAACTTCTTTTCTTGCTATCATTATACCATACTCACAACTGTAGTCATCATATTCGCTATCTTCCTCTTGTATGATAGCTTCTATAGCAAGTATTTGTTTTTGAATGTCAGTTAGTCTGACCTTCCACTTATCTTTTGGTGTCATTATATTAAATTATATTTTTTAAGTAATAGTTCAGCGACTTCTTCCATTGCTCCTGATTTATTGAAGTTCAATACAAGATGATTAACTAACAATTCAGGCATTATAAACTTCTCAGTTAACTTAGGGTCTGTACATGCAATTAAAGGAAATTGACTAACTTGATCTATATCATTTAATGTATCAATTTGGATGTAACACCAGTTTAAAACATCACCTACGTTAAGTTCTACGGTATAATCACCTAATTGTACAGCTGCATCAGATACAATAATGACATGAACTGGTGAATATCCTGGAAGTTGATCAAAAGAAACTAATAACCCTTTACCTGCTTTAAAATAGATATTAGAGGTATCACCTTCTTTTAATGTAAGTAATCCTATATAGTATGAAGCTCCCATTATTTAGTATTTTTAATAACTGTATCTACGATATAGTTAAACTTCTTACCTAATTCAAATGCTTCAGATATACTAACGCTATTACCTTTAAATAACAGGTATATATTAGTTGCATTGTTTGTAGGTAAACTAAATAGTGGTACAGCTTCAGTCATAAGACCATTTAGACATACTTCTATAGTCTCTACCTCTTTCTTAGTTAATGGTGGAGATATTGAAGTTGGAATTTCTTCTAGTTTATGAATATTTCTTACTATAAAACCTTGTATTAATTCAATATCATAAAAAGTTTCATCCTTTACAATAGAAGTATTCTTACCTTCCATATATAGTAAGAACTCGTCCCATGATAAACCTAGTTTACCTAAGTTTATTTTTAATTTTGATTCTAACATTTTAGTTTAGTTTTTAGTAATGTATAAGGTTTAACGTTCGTACCAATACCAATTATCATCATTAGTATCGTGTTCACCTGTAAAATATTCATCAGGTGGTTGTTGTTCTTTTTTTGGCTTATTATGCTTTCGTTCTTCTACCAAGTTGATAACTACAACGAATTTACCGTCATTCTTACCTCCTTCACAGAGACTAACAACCGCTTTAACAAATCTTTTAGCAAAATCGTTAGCAACTTTCTTATCGTAAAAAAATACTCGTTTACGTTTTAGTGGTTTATTTTTATAATTAGCCATAGTTAATAATCTTTAGTAATAAATAAAGTCAATCGGATTAGTAAATATGCTCCGTAAGCGACTAGAATAGTAATGCCTCCTAGTTTTACATAAGGTACATTAATATACCCTAAATCAGCTAATCCTTTGATGATAATACCTAATACTACTACTATCTTAGCTCTAAATAATGCTTGTTTTGTTTTTCTGTCCATTGTGGTGTGAATTATGTTTAGAAATCAATATCGTGGTCAGCTCCTCCATGTCTATATCTGCGTCTACGTATACGTCCACTACTACATTGTACGCTAACTAACTTTAGCTTACCAAAGTAGTTCTTACGATAACGAGTAATTTTACTATCAGCTATCTTATTTGGATTAGGTAAATTACCTGTTCGTTGTACAAAACTTATTCTATGATATACTATATTGTTGATAAGTTGCCTTAAATCACCAAGTAAACAATTTACTCTATAATCTGAAGGTCTCAATATAGGATAATCATGCTGATTTCTAGGTAAATTACTAACTTCTTCTACAGTAGTCTCATTGTTGAAATCGAATATAGTCTTATACTGTTTCAGTATAATTCTTTTAATTCTATTCTTTGAGTAACCTCTCAATTTAAATAAGCTCATTCCAAATTCTACCGTATCTATTTTTTCTGATAGGCAAAGAAAAGCTATCTGCTGGTCGTCCATGACTGAATTTTAATTTGTTTGAAGTAAACCAAGAAAACATCAAATAAGAATTAAGTTCTACAAATACTAACTGAAAATTAACAATTGATATGGTGTACGTGTACCTTAATGGTGCATGATACCCATGACGTTGACTAATCTTTTTAAGTGTCTGTATGACTAATCTCTTACTCTTGTTCTTTGAATATCCTAAGCGCTTAAACATCATAAAACCTATGTCAGGAGCACCATTTAGAATAACCTTACCTATTTCTAAATCTCTTTGATTCATATTCTGTATTTGATTAAAAAATCCCTCTTTGCGAATGAATAGTCATTATAGTAGCTTACACTACAATAAAATATCTCTACTCTGCAACAAGTATCGTGAAGTCAGTCCCCCAGGATTTTAGTTTAGTTCCAAAACGTGTGTTACTAGCTGATTTCATACACATTCTACTACATCAATTACCCTTTCGGTTTAAGCCTATTTGCAGCTGCACCCTCAGATGAGAACACAGTTAGACATCATCTATTCGTAATCTAGGTAGATGTAGCTACCCGTTATAGTGAAAAATAAATACTATCAAATAAATAGCAGCCAGACGCTCGAACTTCTGGCTGCACGCAATTTGTAGAAAACCCCACGTTTTCCCCAAGATTATTTATAAAAATAACTTGTTTACTCCACTCTGCATTTACACGGACTTGTGACCGTCAAGTATTGCTACTTGGTTGCATTAAAGTAATCATTAAATAGTGACAGTAGGAGTGAAACAAAGCGTCCTGCAATGTTCCAACTCCTACATTAGTCATAAATACTCACTCATCATATAAACCGAAAGGATACTTGTATACTATATCCAAAGTCCCATAAGGACATAGTAGTATGAACCTTTCAATCTCCTCAATATGAATTCTTAAAAGCATCAGGCGTAAACACCCCTGTTCTAACTATTCACACATTAAAAATGGTTAAAAAGTGCCTGATGCTTTATATTGTAGTAACTCCCTGTTGATTTCAAAACGACTATCCGTATTAAGGTATTTGAAAATATTATTGCTAATTATTTGGGAGTTACTAAATCTTTATAGTTTTTGCAAAACTAGGAGACCTACTACAATCTCCTAGTAAAACATGAATGCAAAAACAACTTATTATATTATATGTAAAGACTCATTCGTTCTTTACTTAGAGTTTCTTTCCAGTCAATTCCTCCATGGGAATCTAATACTTCTTGGAGTTTCTTAATTGTTACTTGAAAATCTTCTTCGCCATAACCTTCAAATAATGGCTCTTCTTGGTTTGGCATACATTCTGCTGTTTCCCAAGTAATACCAAATTCTCTAAAGCCATTCTCTGACTTACATGCATTATTCTTATTGATTTGAACACTAAATGTATTACCATCCATACATACCAATGATGGTACAAAGAAGAAGGTAGTTTTATAATCTAAAGGCTTATTTAAGTTAGCATTAAATGATGTTAATTCACTTTGGAATATAACAGTGATAACTAATCGAAGGTATAACTCTAAGGTCATACCCTTATTGTCTTTATTTGTCATTGTTTGTGGTGTTTGAATAAAATAAAAGGGATCTCGTGAATTTACTAATTTTACTATATTGCTTCAAAATACAGTGAGATCCCTAATTCTTAATTATTTTCGTTTAAAGATGCTTCATACATCTCTTTATTCTTTCTTATTTTATCAATTCTTTCTTGTAGCTTATCTATCTTAGCTTTATCATTAAGTGCATTTCTCTTAATAGTAAGTGTATTGATTTGTCCAGCACAGTAATTGATAGACTTCTTTAGATTGGCTTCGGTTTTGTCATTATTGTATCCCATAATAGTATAGTATTTAAAGATTAACAAAAAGTAAATCCTATTTAAAGATTTACTTTTTAGTAACTATAAATTGAGCACCTACAGCAGGATGGTCTCCAGCCTTAATAATATTATAAGTCTTAGATATTAAACCTTCTACTTGTTTCATGTAGTCCTCTACATCCACGTTTTTACCTTTTGTGTAATGTTGTAACATACAATCAGAACTAAAATAGGTTTCACCTTCATCTAATTCTTTTAATATCATATTTGCACCTTTACGTGCCATTTCATTGGTAAGTGACATAGTTTATTGGGTTTTATTTTGATTTCTTTCCCGTAATTTAGCTATAAAGATTTTAACTTGGTTATCCGAAAATCTACCTAACAGGCTACATATAACTGATGCAGCTAATAGTTCTCTCATAGGTAATTGATACATATCGGGATACATACTAGCAACAATAGCATACACACTTAGTACTAATAATACTTCTCTACCAATTATGGTAGTTAAGACTATTACTAGCATAAATAATTGGTAAATTAATGTTAGCTTAGGTATATCTTTAAGCTCTTCGTCTGGTACTTCTGGGATATTTGGTGGTTTATTTGTCATCTTTAGTTAGTTAGTTTAGGAAAAAGTAACACTTCCCTTGAATTAAATCAGCTCCACCACAAAGCAGGAAGTGTCAAAAAACAATAACACTACATGAACGCAGATTATTTTTCTTTAGTGGTGTTTTATATTTTATATATCTTTGGTGTAGACTCCTCTAAATCGTGCATATTTCACAATGTCTTCACGCTCTTCGGACAAGAAACCTAATGTCTTATGAGTTCTCATAATACTAATAACAATGGCACCTAATCCAGTCACAAATGCTCTAGTAGACCATTTAGTTATTAATAGGGATTTATCCGTAACAGCATTGAATATAATGCCGTATACCTTATCTGAATCCAAATTAATACCATCAATAACTCGTGCTTCATAAGCAATAATAACATCGTATTTATATACTTCCTCGTCAATTACTTTACGTAATTGATTTTCACTAAATGGACCTTCACTATTAGTACTTTTAAATGGTACTAGCTCATGAATTAATGTTTTGTCTCGTAATGGTTTTACATAAACTACTGTATGATTATTCATTGTTATTGTTTCTTGTGGTGATTTAATGCGATTGTTTTTATTGTACTATTACGTGTTCTATTAATATTCTGTTTATAATTATTCTAAGCTCTTTTTGACTAACCATGCTACTTAAATCACCTACCGCATGGTAAAGATTTTGAAGATTTACCTGTTTATCAAATATAAGAGCTAATAGAGCTATTAAACATGTACTAGTTTTAGCTACTACATAGTTAGTACCTTTGTTATAATTATGTAGTTTACGAGTAAGCCATTTGCTTTTAATTCTGTATAAGAATTTTAACTTAGGATTAGTGTGTACTAACTTACTTACGTCGTCTATACAAGCTTGTATCAAATCTTTTTGCTCATTACTTTGGTATTTATCTTCAAGTAATGGCATTATTGCAAGTAATAGCTGCTTAACTATAATATCAGTGTCTCTTGTAGTTAATTCTGCATGATTAGATAAGTACCATACATAATCTGATAATGGTAACATTTTTATAGCTTTATGTACAGTAAATATACCATCCTCATTAAATGGAAATGGTAAGTTATTTATATCATCTTTACTATAACAACCAGGATGCTCTAATAAATATTCTCTAGTAAATCCAGTCTTCATCTTTAGTTAGTTTAGTTTAAATAAAACGCACGATTTTCACGCCCTAATCTGCAGTTAGCAGAACCTTTATTTATATCTTCTAAGGTAAGCGCTCCCAACCACTACAGTCAGGAACGCTGTCAACCCTAATGAAGATTCTTATTGTTTATTAGATTAAAAACACCCTTAACCGTTATGAGAAGTTAAGGGTGCAAATAATAATACTAATGAAACTTAAGTATTTCTCTTTATTTGTTTTGTTCTATACAATTGAGTGATGTGTTCTTGAGTCTCAACTATATCTATACCTCCAAATCCTTTAATAGCATTTATTAGGTCGATATATCTGATTCTTATAGTTTCATCATCATCATTATCTACGTATTTTCTTAAGCCTGTCCAGATATTCTCAGATACCCAATCCTTATTAATATCAAAGTTTGAGTTCTCTATCTCAGTCAATGCATAGCCTGCATAACCAATTTCTGCTGATACACTTCTGTTATTTGCTATAAACAGTCTATCTCCATTCTTTAGATAGATTGGAAATGACATAGCTTTGAGTTCACTAGTATATATGAACTCTTCAGTAACTGGCTCAGTGTGATGTAATAATGCAATAGCATAGAAATATCCTATCAAGAATGAAAATGCGTCTATTTTAGTAGTTTTGTTCACTTTTATTGTTTTTATTATGGTGTAAGAAAAATGGTGGGCTGAATTGAGATAGCAGCCCACCATACAGAACCCATTTGTAATGATGATTACTTTCCCCAAAATAATCATTATTACGTAACAGGATGTAAGTTTAAATATTTTTGTTGTTCATCAAGCGCTTTAGCATGTACTCGATTAAGAAAATCCAATACTATTTTCTCTAAAGCTAAGGGAAACCTTATGTTTATTTCTAGAATACTACCAATTATAATTGGTTGGTATAATTTCACATAACATAGTTGTGGATTATCTTCAATACTAGTATCTTTGATGAATAATCTCCATTCGTCATTTAGTCTATCAACTAGACGTGAAGGATGGAAAGAATTTTCAATAAAGAATAATTGATCTAAAGATATTTTACCTGCTATAATAGCAGGCTTTAGTTCGATGTTAAATTTTTCTGGTACTGTTATCATTACTACTGATTTTTAATGGTGATTAAAATAAAAGAGAGATTAAATAGATATTACTATCTCATAAGTCTCTTCAATGTTAACACCATTCTCTGTAATGACTTTGTTCATATTAGGTAAAGTCAATGTCTTTTGGTCTAAATGATAACGACCAGCTCTGTGTAACATATCCATAGTGGATACTTTAGCAGTAGACTTAATCTTGATTTCAACAGTCGCTCTACTACCTTTGATTGTTCCAGAAGAACTCTCTTTAATAGTCACATTAGTAAGATTCTTGTTGAACATGAACTCACTAATAACATAATCTCTATTCATCAACACAACATATGTATTTGAAGTTTGAGCATTGATAGTAGATACAAAAGAAACTAAAACGATTGCGAATGCGATTAAATTTTTCATAGTTATTGTTTTTAAGTATTATGGTGGTGTAAATTAAATATTAATATTATTGTTTATAAAAGTATTTTTTTAGTTATGTCCTCTAAGACTTCATCAAGAACTTTATCTGAAGCTTCATCAGGAAATGTCTTAGGGTCAAGTCTATATTGTATTAACTCGTCTAATGTCATCTCTCCGCTATTTACTTTAGCAGCACAGCATATACAAGGTACAAACCCTGTATGCTTACCAGCCTTGCTTCTATCAGCCCAGAATGGACGATTAGCACCATAAGCATCATTAATAAAAGATGCAATGCAGCAGGTTGGATAGCCGTAGATAACTCCATAAAGAATCTGATTTAAATCAGTTTCAATATCATCTGAGCTACGTATTAATAACGTAGCTTTTGCTACTGCATGTTTGTTCATGTTACTTATTGTTGTGGTGATTTAATTAATTAATTCCCATCACTATTTAACAGAGGCTTTGGACTCTCATCTTTCGATGGCTAGTTTAGAATTACAGACTCCGAAGAGCCTGTTTATTATTTTGGTAGTATACTATTACTTGTTACTTTGATGTCTAAGTCAGTTTGAGCATGAAATGAATGTTCTATACCACAACCACAATTAACGGTGTCTATGGCATCAAATACTGGCTCTTTGAACGTTTCGTTAACAGGACTCATACAATTGATATTTATGTACGAATCTTCTAAAACATGTTGTTCACCACATTCACAAGTAATGATTATTCTTGCAACTGTATAAACTTCGGTTATTTTGCTTGACATAATTATAAGATATTTGACTCAGCTTTCATTGTTATATCCATTTCATACTGTTTTTTTAACATAGCAGCATAAAACTCTAAGAAGTGTGTAACAGATTTTTTCATACTAACTGGTAATATTACCTCAATAGCAAGTATATCCTCAACTGATTCATCTAGTTGAAATACTACTGCATCTACGTCTTTAACAGAACTAGGAAAGGTAATAGGAAACTTCTTCCAATGATTATTTAGCATCATAGTCAATGCAGCTACTAGTTCCTGACTAGGCATTATACGCATGAAATTGATTTGATTCAATTTCAGTGTTATTCTTAGTGTATGAGGTTTGAAGTCATACACTAGGTCTTCGGGTTGTTCTAATTGTTTCATTTCTTAAGGTTTTTGTACGATAAATCGCTCTGTATGCTGCGAACATACAAAGCCTTATTATCGTACACTATATTTTAGTGATTTTAATATCATCTGGAATAGAGTCAATACACTCTAGTAATAAGGTTCTGAATTGTTTCTCAAGTCCTTTAGGCATATTGCTGTAATGGTCTTTGTCAGACAGGTCAATTATACGTGTTAACACTAATCGTAAGTCTGCACAACTAGATTCAATACCACTGTATAGAAATAAACCATCTGCAGAATCTCTAAGTACAGAGATAACTACTGAGTCAGAATGAGCATAGTTAGTCTTACTACCTATATAGTTTAGCTTATCTCTAAGAGATTGCCATTCCATATCACTAATACGATTAATACCTTCAGTCTTCTTGTACAATTCTTTAATCTTTGCTACTACTTCAAGTATATCACCATCCTCAACTATTGGTATAAGGAAGTTAATCATACTAATAAGAGTATTACTAACATCTTGCTGAGTTAAGTTAGTCTTCATTGCAAAGAACCAACAGAAGTCTTTTAGCGGTAGATGCTTGTACAATTTACTTAATGGTATTTCTACCTCATCTGCTCCAAGCCATGCTCTAAAACACTCAAATCTACGAGTATTGTGCTTTCTATAAAGATTGTTACTCTGATTTTCTGAGTAACAACCCCTATTGCTTAGTAGGTATTCTTTGTTGAATATCTTTTTCATTAGGTTTAGTTATGTAGTTGATTAAGAATTGTTTGAATTGAGGTAGTATATGTTCTGGATAATTAGGTATGTGGTGTATATCAGCTATGTTAGACAAAGCTAAGTAAGTATTATGTAGTGTACAATCTTCACTATTTGTCAAAGCATCTACAACATCTACAAGGGTGTATAATACTGCCCTAGTAAGCCTGTTATTATACTCGTATTGCTTTAGTATTTCACATCTAAGTTGATAATAGTCTACCTTGTTTTCCTTATCATCATTAGTAGGAATAGCAATTACTGCATTAGCTAGTGAAGACACTTTTTCTGTAGTAACTAAGTTTGTAATAAACTTAACAATTTCTACAGTTAATTCTCTAGCTTCCTCAATAGTTTCTACAGCTACACAACTCAAAAACCAACAAAAATCATCTAATGGTAATAGCTCTAGTAATTCTTCTACTGTAACTAATTCTCCCTCTTTCTTATAAACATCATACAGTGCTACTGCATGTTTACGTGTGTAGCATCCTGTGTTATCCAACAAGTACTCTAAATCAAATTCAGTTTTCATGGTTAGTATTCTTTGATTTTAAATTTAACACCAGGATGCATATAAGAATATGTTGCAATAGCAATTCTAGCACTTCCAACTGTTTTATACTGTCTAGCAATGTCCTTATTTTTAGTAAGTATGCCCTTGATAGTATAATCTTGAGTCATTGTACCA